GTATTGGCGACAACAATTTAAAAGTTACTCCCATTCCTGCTGATAATGTTACCATTCCTCCAGAAACCCTGGCTGCTATCCAAAAACAGTTTGGCACCGCACTAAAATTTGATCAAGACAAACTTCCTCTACACTTGCTTTCAACAGAGGCAATGAACCAAACCGCCGCAGTATTAGCGTTTGGAGCACAAAAGTACGCAGAACATAATTGGCGTAAAGGCTTTGCTTGGAGCAGACCCTTAAGTGCAGCAATGAGACATATTACAGCATTTAATGATGGTGAAGATCGTGACCCTGAGTCGGGTCTGTCGCATCTAGCACACGCAGCCTGTTGCATTATGTTTCTATTAGAATTTGAAAAAACTCACAAACAATTAGATGACCGATATAAACCCCCCGTACCGACGACTAGCCAAAGCGCTTAACGGTACACGCAAGACCTTGTCCCAAGTATGTTACGACTTAGACGTTGAAATGGACGATGTTCGTGACGACTTGTTACAAAATGCAATAGACCAATGTTCGCACTGTAACATATGGTCGGACAAGTTAATAGAAGACCTAGATGGTATGCCTATATGTAAAGTTTGTGAACGCCTAGTAGGTCGATAAATATTTATTTGAAATGTTGTGTTAAATTTGATATAATATAAGCTATGACAACATTTAATCAAAACATTAATCGCATCGGCTTTGCTTGTAAAATTCAAACAGAGCACGATCTTGCACATCCTGACTTAAACACCAAGTCTACAACAATCACATATCTTGCTCGTCAAACCCAAGATGGTCAGCGATCAAAGCTGTGGGGTTTGCTCGACCATAACCTTAATGCGTTTTATCGTCAGCTAAAGTATGTTGCCAAGCAGCCAGCAAATCAGCGTATGTTTCGTATTACTAGCGATTTATTGCCTGCATATACTCACGAAGATTATATGCCGTTTTACTTTGAACGTGATGTAGTTGCAAAGATTGAGGCACATCTTGGCATGTGCGGTGATTTTGCTCGCGAACACGATATTCGTCTTAGCTTCCACCCAGGCCAGTTCTGTGTGCTTGCCTCAGACAATCCTGGTATTGTAGAAAATTCTATTACAGAGTTTGAGTACCATGCTGATCTTATTCGCTACATGGGTTACGGCAAAACTTTTCAAGATTTTAAATGTAACGTACACGTAGGTGGCAAACAAGGCCCACAAGGCATTATTGCAGCACTAAAACGTCTTAGCCCAGAAGCACGTAATACTCTTACTATCGAAAACGCAGAGTTCACATGGGGTCTTGATGCTAGCCTAGAGCTAGTTGACCATTGTGCACTAGTGCTCGACATTCATCACCACTGGATTAATGCAGGCGAGTATATTGAACCTAGTGACCCACGCTTTAAACGTGTGTGCGATAGCTGGCGCGGTGTTCGCCCTGTAATTCACTACTCAGTGTCACGCGAAGATGTAATTGTAGATCACGACCCAACAACTCGCCCTGACCTTAAAGCATTAAAGTCTTTAGGTTTTACAAGTGCTAAACTTCGCGCGCACAGTGACTACTACTGGAATTCGGCAGTAAATACTTGGGCCTTGACATTTAGTCCACACGCTGATATAATGTGTGAATCAAAACAAAAGAACTTGGCAAGCACCCAACTAATTAAACATCATGATGATACCACTAAGTAAAGACGCTATGACACAATTACGCAAAGAGTTCGCAGATGGCACTAAAAACAGCAGTATTTTTCAAACCAATGCACCCTACGCAAACCAGTATCAAGGACAGGCTCCACGATGGTTGTTTGTTTGCAGTGCAGGTTTGCTTCGCAGCCCCACTGGTGCTGCTATGGCAGTTCATCGTAACATTAACGCTCGTAGCTGTGGCAGTAATTTTAATTATGCCCTTGTGCCTTGTAGCGCTAATCTTATTAACTGGGCTCAAAAGATTGTATTTGTTAACGGTGAGAATTTATGGCAACTAGAAGATAACTTCTTAGGTCATCAGGACTTGCTTGAGCAAATTGATCGAAAGCAGATTGTGCTTAACATTCCTGACAACTTTGAGTACATGGACCCTCAGTTGCAAGGTTTCTTTGAAACTGAGCTATTCCAACCATACGGGCCAGTTACCAGCAAGTAAATTACCGGCCTTAGTATAATGGATAATACAGCGGTCTTCTACACCGTGAATATGGGTTCGATTCCTGTAGGCCGGACCACTAGGAATAAAGACTTGATTAAGTCTCTGAATCAGATTATAATATAGTCTGATTTGGAGAAATAATATGGCAGGATATACACGAGAGTTTTTAGTTGATGCTTTTGTTAGCCGTTACACTGTGCTTGCTCAAGACAAGCTGGTTAACTTGCGCGCATTAGCTGAACAATGCTATGATTTACATGGCAAAGATAAATTTCGCACATACGCATCACTTGATGCGGCTGCTATCAAACAGTACAAGGAGTCACTAAAATGAGTGTGTATACTCCTGATGTTTGGGTTGTGTTAGAGTTTGATGCTCCACAACTAGAAACACCTATTCGCAAAGTATTTGCAGGTTGGTATGGTGGATTTGCTGGTAGTAATTCATGGAAACTTAACAGTGGAATCACTGCTGTTCGTCGTGAAGGCCAGTGGTTTGAGTTTGATGGGTATTCGGGTAGCACATACCGCTGTCATGCCAACAACTATCACATGAGCTCACTAATGCAAGGTGTGTTAGCACATTGGCTCAAAGATGCTGAACAGCGCGGTGATGCAACAATCAAAATTTTGAGTCTTGACGAAGCCGCTGTTTGTTGATATAATATAGTCTGATTTGGAGATATTATGGCAACAAAATTTGTGTATTCTGAGCAAGACATAAAAGAAATTACAGCAAAGTATGCAGCTGGCACTACACTAGAAGCGTTAGCAGAGCAGTATGCAAAATCAGTTGCAAGTGTGCGTATGAAATTGGTAAAGCTTGGTGTTTACCAAAAAGCTGCCACATCAACACCATCAGCAAGTGCTGCAAAATCTGAGAATCTCAGTGTTTACAAGCAGTGTTTAGCGGATGTGGGTGTTGCTCCTTTTTAATTAGTCCCGCCAAGCCTACACTAACAACTCCCTAGTTATTGTGGCTCACTTCGGTCGAGGCGGATGCAAGCTCCGTCACTAAAATAAACGTCCTGCCGCTGTAGAAGGAATGTTTGGATATCTAAGATACAGCAGGATTGTCGTCCTGGTTCAAGACTATATGTTGAGTGTTTAGGGACACTCTCTATATATTAGCGTAATTGACAGTATGCCTTCTGCAAGATAGCAGGAGCCGTATTGGTGGTTTTGACGGACTGCGAAAAGCCATGCGTCAACATGGTAATATTGATTATGCTAATATATGGATCGGTAGCTTAACATGGTTAAAGCACAAAGCTAGCATACATCCCCCCTTCACCTAACACTCTCCAATGCCGCAAGCAAGTGAGTTCTGGTGGCCTGAATTCGAATAAATGGTTATGGGGTCGTATAATTTTAGGAAGCAGGTTCGAGTCCTGCCCGATCTACCAGTATTTCAGGGCGTAGTGAAATGGCATCACCCGACGTTTGGGACGTTGTAGCGCAAGTTCGATTCTTGCCGCCTTGACCATTAATTAAGTATTATCAGGGTATCGTGCTAAGACGTTAGCACTATGCGGGCCTAACTGTGCGAGGAACAGGTCCTAATATAACCGCCATTCGCTTGTCTGGACTAGCTATCCTGTAGACAAATGGGCGCGATAATACTTAATTAATGGGCAAGTGGTGGAATGGTATACACGCTGGTCTTAGAAGCCAGTGCCGAAAGGATTGAGAGTTCGAGTCTCTCTTTGCCCACCAAACAATCGGGGGATTGGCGTAATTGGGAACGCGCTAGCTTTGCAAGCTTGAGTCAGGAGTTCGAATCTCCTATCTTCCACCAAAGGAACGTACTATGTGTAAACTTCCGTTTAATCCATCAGGTAGTTGGACTGTATACAAAGAGTTTATACCTATGTTCTATCAAACAACTCAAAAAGAATTTGTACCTTTAGAAATTAAAAGGTTATCCTATGAAAACAAAAACACGAAAACCACGAAACCACGTTGTTATAGCTTTAATCAAGCGTAACGGCGCGGGTTCTCATCAAAAAACCCACAAGCAGCTTCGTGGTGAATGGAAGCGAAACCTGGACGTATAACTTAACGGCTAAAGTACCTTGCTTTTAACGAGGTAATCAGAGTTCGATTCTCTGTGCGTCTACCATATATGTATAACCCTAAGCTGGAGTAGTTCTCCAGTTGGTTACGAACGGTCTAACTAGCCTAGTAGTTGTAATCCTCGAACATTGCGCTTGAACCGTAAAGTGTAGTTGGGGTTATACATATGTGGAAGTATGGGTGAGTGGTTAAACCAGCAGTTTGCTAAACTGTCGTTGAGAAATCGGCGCGTAGGTTCGAATCCTACTACTTCCGCCAAGATAGCTTAGGTGTGGCCATAGTGTAACGGTTAGCACCCGAGATTGTGATTCTTTTAGTCTGGGTTCGATTCCCAGTGGTCACCCCTCAGCTATTTTTAGACTTGAAATACTTTTCAAAATGCGGTATAATAATGACTGAAATACAAAAGTTACTAGACAAAGAAGCTAATCTCAGCAATCGACGCTATCATATACTGCAACAAATTAAATCAATGCGAGGTACTAATCCTCCACATTGCTGGGGTTTTGATGACTGCTCAACTAAACTGTTGTCGCAGTGTGCTTGGCGTAATGACTGTGGAAGTCATGAGTCGCTAGTATGGCAAGAACAAAATCCAGCATTTTAAGCCGATGTAGCTCATCAGGTAGAGCAGCAGACTGAAAATCTGTGTGTGGTTGGTTCGAGTCCAATCATCGGTACCAATAGAATAATGCTCCCGTCGTCTACTGGCTAGGACGCTGCCCTTTCAAGGCGGAAAAGACGGATCGAAACCGTTCGGGAGTACCAATTATATCCGTGTAGCTCAGAGGCAGAGCAAACGCTTGATAAGCGTTAGGTCGACATCTCGGAATTGTCCATGGATACCAATTAAGGATTACTATGCAACCAATCCAACCAACTAGCCCTACAAATCCATATCACTGTGCCACATGCCAATGTGCAATGTGCAAGGGTATGTACCCTAAATACCCTAAGTAAGGATTATTATGAAAACAAAAGCAATTAAAGCCCCAGCAGTTGCACAACAAGGCATTGTGCAAACAGGCGTACCTTATAACGAAGGCTATGCCGAAACACTAGACCCTAAAACAGGGCTAGATGTAAGCGACATTACACCTGGAAGCATTGAACTAATGCCAATTACTATTACCACCACTACTGATGTAACTCATACTGGTGATATGGGTCGTTTAGGCAAATCAGAATAACCGCAGGTAGATAGACGCCAGAATGATCTTTTGCAGCAGTGAGGGGGTCGGCTGCTTAAATATTCCCCTCACCTCTATTCACACATCACACAGGAGATTCACATGAATCCATTTGAAATTCGTACACAAATGCTAGAAATGGCAAAAGAGTACCTTGAACAACAACAAGAAATTAACACCGCGTTTGCTAAGCAAGTGTTTGACCAACTAGTAGTTAGTGGTCAAAAAGTGCAAGCAGACTGGAAAGAATACGCACCTAAAATGTATGATTTTAGCGAAGTCGTAGAAAAAGCCAAACAGCTATATGGTTTTGTTAATGCTAAGTGACTTAATGCAGCGTATACAGGACTTGTTCAAGCCTTATACGATTGACGAATTCATGAACGACGCAAAGCCTGTAGATCACAAAGATGTACAGCGATTAGAAAAGATTTGGGCAGACTATCAAAGCCGCAAACTTTTCAATAGTTGCTATTAATTATTGCGGGTAGGGCGGCCACCACTCCAGTCTCATAAGCTCGGAGCATCCTAGGTTCAAATCCTAGACCCGCTACCAATTTGCCAAGCCTGTAAATGACTAAGGTCACTTGGCTCCGCTGACGCGAAAACAGGATGGGCTGCGCTCACGGGGTTGATAGTTATCCCGACACAACAAAACTATTTTACGGAAATATAGCACAGTGGTAGTGCACGGTCTTCATACGGCCTAGGTCAGTAGTTCGAATCTACTTATTTCCACCAAATTAATATAGTCAGTAGTAGAAATACTGCTGACTTTTTGGCGTTATATGACATGGATTATGAAAATTATTTCGATAAAATCGGAACTAGATTTAATATAGTAGAAGGCGACTTAGTAGAAGCAGAAGACGGAATGTTCCTAGTAACCGAAAGTTTTCAAAGCCCTAGTATTTACGTAAATAAACTAGAGAGAAAAGTTTCTCTTATATCTCCAAAAAGTTCTTATATTGGCCGTAGTTATGGTCTACGTCAAGCTGATTGTGTAGTCATCTGCTTTAACTGGCATGACGATAACAAAGGCACCAATTTAACACAGCTATATAAAAGTATTCCTAACAGAGACTTTTATAACTACTATATGGCTGGTATGGGCCCTTGGTTTTTAAAACACGGCTTTGTTGAAGTTCAAGTTATGCAAGTAGGAGATATGCTTGTATATGAAAATATGCCTAATACTGTATTATCGCATATTGCACTTTACTTAGGTGATAATAAAGTACTACAACATATACCCAACAAACTCTCGAGTGTTGATACATTAAACCCTGCAAAAGTAAAAGGGATATATAGATATGTCTAAAACTTTTTATGCAGATGGGGCCACAGGCGTTGTAGTCATTGGACAAACAAGTTTGATTGGCACAGATGTTTTAACTAATCCTGGTGCACACTTAGCTGATATTAACTTTCATTCGGGATTAACATACCTACAGTTGAAAGCTAAGGTAATTATGGCAGATCCTGCTTCTTTTCCTGGACTTGCTCAACAATTTATCTATTGGGATGACGGTGGCTGCGACTGCTTTACCCCCGATACTTTGGTTACGCTACCAGATAACAGTACTAGGCCTATTGTAGATATACAAGTAGGGGATAAAGTATTGGGTACTACAGGCACTATAAATACAGTAACTTTTATAGAAAAAGTACCTGATACTTTATGGAAATATTTATATAGTCCAGACCCTAAGCTTAAGCCATTTGCAACAGTAAACCACCCACTAATAATTGACGGAGTTTTACAAGCAGTTGACCCTGTTGCTGTGTGGGACTTATACCCTTGGTTAGGAAAGCCCGAGCAGTTGCGGGGATATACAATAAAACCAGCAACTGGAAATTTTGTTTATAACTTATGGTTAACTGGTGATGGCACTTATATTGCTAACGGATATAATACTACTAGTATTATGTTTTCGGGAAACTCTCTGAGTTATATGTTTAGCAAAGGGTGGCTAACCCAACAAGAAGTAATAGACTTATTAGTCTTTTTTACTTCAAAAGGCAAACACGTACAGTACGGGGCTTACTTAATAAATGTAGGCGTTAGTTACATTAAATCAGATTTACTTCTGAAGTTTATTAGTAGTCAGATACGCCGTGAAAAAAGCCTACTTAAAAATATTATAGTATTTGCTAGCAAAATGCTAGGTCGAATATTTCATCCAAATAGGTAAATTATGGCACAAGCAGCTATACCACAACAAGCAGTACAATATGTTAGTGTTGGATATGCTAATGTTACTAATCCAATACTATTTTTAAAAGTAAATGGTATTACTTATGGCAATGGCTACAGGGTTAATTACGGCGGTGCAGGTTATAGGAACTTTTTTGCGTCTTACGACGAATCAACTGGCGAAATAAGGCTATATTGTCAGGCAGTAACATATGGAGCAGATTTACCTGCAGAAATATTATATAATATAGAGGTGTATCTTGCCAGTTGAACGAATAATAATAAAACCAAACGAATTTAGAACCAGAGCCTCTAATGGAGACACAACTTTTTGGTCTGGTAATCAGTATTTAAAAACTGATACTAATGGTCAGTTTAAAGCTGGTGGATTTCAAAGAGCCCCGGCAATTGCTGGATATAATACTATTACAGACAGAACAGAGTATGGCGGCTATTATGTTGATGGTTGGATTGGCGGAAATATGGCTACTGTTGGCTATAGTAGAAGCGGATATCTTCCATATGCTCCAGGAAATGACGTATTCACGTTATATAGCGGTAGCCCTCCAGTTATGATGTCCCCCGGAGCTTTCGTTTCAGATTATTTAAGTTATAGCTTTAACGGGACCCCAAACGCGGGCACTTTTAGAATAATTGGTGATGTTAGGGGTATTCCAAATACTGACGGAAGTGGTGGGGTTAGACCAATTGGTGCTTTCTTTAAACTAGCAAATTTTACACCCATAGGTGCAGGTACTTATGTGTTTGATGTTACAGGCAGTAACTATTATCAAGCAAGTAATGGGGTATTATACACAGGTACTATGCCAAAATTCTGGTATACTTTAAAATTTATGTATACTAAAAACCCTGTTAACTTAGAGTTGGCGGTAACACCATGACACTAAAAGTTGATGCAACATCAATCAAAATAAACAATAACTCAGGTGTCCTAAAGTTTAGTAGTAATGATAAACTTGTTTACTTAAAAAACTTTATAACAGGTACTATTGATGTAGGAGCAGCCGTTGTAACAGTACCATTTGTTAGTATGGGTTCAAATGATTTCTTATACTTAACAATTAAATTTAATGCCAGCAATGGTAATACAGTTAGCGAATTATTGGGAAAATATGTTCCTGCTAATGGTTCAATTGTAACTAATTTTTATGGTCGTGGAGTTAATAATACTCCTGCAGCTGACACAGATTTATTGTGTGCAGATATAGCTGGTAGTGACCTTAGGTTTACAGGATATAAAATAGATTATAACGTAACACTACAAGCTACCACAGTTACTAGTAACCTAACTTATAGAGCAGGTATCTACTCTTATTTATAAAGAAAAATTATGGATTTAACAAACAAACAAGTACACGTATCTACCCTAACAGTAAGTACGTTTCCTCCTGAAACCACAGCAAAAGTAGAAGTTCGCGAAGAAGTAATTCCTGGCGTATTTAAAAATATCGGAACTTACAATATTAAATTTAACGTAGCTTACACAGGAACAGACGAGCCTGCACTACTGGCCGCTATTAATGAAAAATTACTAGAAATTCCTGAGTAATAACTATAATAAAAATTGGCTTGATATACTTTGTTAAAACATGTATAATTAATATTAATTACAAGCCATATGTCTCTCGATAGTGTAATGGCAGCACTGCGGTCTCCAAAACCGTAAGTGGGGGTTCGAGTCCCTCTCGGGATGCCAAATTTCTGATTTGACTCAAGAGCTATTTCTTGATATAATTAGTTCTTAAACAAATGGATTAGTTGATGCTATGGCGTGTGCATCGGCGGACTGTAAATCCGTCCCCTCTGGGAAAACACTGTTGGTTCGAATCCAACCTAATCCACCATATAAAAACACTTTGAACAACTACAGTGGAACTCCGCAATGCTTGCCAAGTCGACTAAAGCAAGAATCGGCCATGAAGTAGGGTTGTCATAGATTCAAGTACTAGCAAAGTGTTTTTATATGGTTTACGCGAGAGTGGTGGAATGGTATACACAGCAGACTTAAAATCTGCCGCCGCAAGGATTAAGGGTTCGAGTCCCTTCTCTCGTACCAATTTGGGTCTAAAGTGTTCATGGACGCACACGGCACTGTCACTGCCGAAGAGTGGGGATCGTTACCCCCTAGACCCGCCAAGACCTGCCTTAGGTTCGTTAGACGTAAACGGTTAGAGCAAGGGTTGTTCCTGCTGACGTCCGAGCAATTGAACTGCCATTCGATAATTGGCGCTGGATAAAGTAACCAGCATATTTAATTCTAGTGAAAACGCGCTATAGTGTGTAGATACTATCCTTCTCTGGTATTGAAGCTCACTCGGGGATGGCGCACCGAGCACTAGAATTAAATATGAAAAAACTCTGGACATTATGGGCAAAAGCCTTAGGTGAAAAAGCAGGGGATGATTCTCAGGCTGATAAAGTAGCCCTTATAAGAACAGCAATTGTTATGTGCTATATCATAACTAATATATTTATTGTTGCCGGTGTTATCAGACATTGGTAATCTATTCCGTAGAATCCGAGCTAGGTGCACGGACTTGACTGTTAATCAATGATTAGCTGGGTTCGAACCCCAGATACGGAGCCAAATTGTTCGGGGATGGTGTAATGGTAACACAACACACTTTGACTGTGTCGTTCTAGGTTCGAGCCCTAGTCCCCGTGCCACATATTGGGTCTATAGCACAACTGGAAAGTGTCCCAGCCTACGAAGCTGAGGTGTGAGAGTTCGAATCTTTCTAGACCCACCAAACAACTAAAATTATGCGTAAATTTAATCTACAAGAAGTAAAAGACTATATTCGGCAAAGCTCGCCAGAAACTAAAATTTATTTAGGTGCTGACAGCCAACGAGTACAAGTACATGGTAAATGGTATGCAGACTATACTTTAGCTATTGTAGTACACATTGATGGAAACCATGGCTGTAAGATTTTTGGTGACGTTCACAGAGAGCGTGACTGGGATCAAAAAGCCAATAAACCAGCAATGCGACTAATGCAAGAAGTTTATAAAGTAAGTGATCTATTTCACGAACTATCTGATGTACTAGAAGATCGTTACGTAGAAGTTCACCTAGATATTAATCCCAATGAGCGATATAAGAGTTCAGCAGTAGTGCAACAAGCTGTGGGATATATCAAAGGCACTTGCAATATTGACGCACAGGTAAAGCCCAAAGCATTTGCTGCAAGTTATGCAGCTGACCGATTAAAATTTGTACTTGCAAATTAGTATGAAAACAATTACAATACATATTGACGCACATTTACTAGAACAAGTAAAACAAGCCGCAAAAAGATTAAACCTCACACTAAGTGAATTTGTAAACATAGCACTCAAACAAAAACTAAAGGAACTACAAAATGACAGACAGATTTGATCTAGAACAGCAAATTATGAATTGCTGGAATGTTGTAGAAGATATTAAGTTGTTAAACTTGTATGTACTAGAAGGCAAGCCTGATGGTGGTGAAATGACCACTGATGAAATCTCAAACTATCTCTCGGGTTTAGAGTCCATCTATGGTTTAAAGTTTGAACAGACGTTTAATACTTTTAGTGCTTTAGTTACTAAAAACAAAATTTAATGTACGTGTGACCCGAATGGCTAGGGAGCGGATTGCAAATCCGTACTATGCAGGTTCGACTCCTGTCACGTACTCCAATTAGTCAGTTCCCAGACGACTTTAAAAATGTGGGCTGCTCAAGGGCCAACGCCAAGAGCATAAGGTCACAGTTGGAACGCCGAATTAGCTCAGTGGTAGAGCAACCGCCTTGTAAGCGGTAGGTCGTCAGTTCAATCCCGACATTCGGCACCATACTATAACACACTACTCGCCACTTAATGCATATATGCGGAGTAAGCTCGAGCACACCTTCCGCGGGTAACTGGGAGCACCCAGCAAGGGTAGTGTGTTATAGTATGGTTGTATGAAGCCGATAGAAAAGAGTTTAAGACGCGGGTTCGACTCCCGCCAGCTCCACCATAAGCATTGAGTAGGGTAGTATGTAAGCTGTTTCTCATACGGCTGAGGACTGGAATTCCCGACCTAAGAACACTAGGAGTGCTTTTGATGGGGCTGACCTGGCTTTCGATTAGGCTAAGAGTATTAAAGCAGACAACTCGGCAATGCGACAGCCGTAGGACTGGGGTTTCCTGGTCGTAACAGCAAAACAAAAATAACTGCAAACGATAACACGTACGCATTAGCAGCCTAAACGCTGCTTAGGGTTTTGCCAGTTCCTCGTAACAGAATACTGGCCCTAATTTATAAACGAGTATAAGATGAAAATGACAACTAAAAAGACAAACATTCTCGACCCTAAATTGTTTGAAACGGACAAGAATGGTAATAGCTTTTCTAAATCAATCGGACGCTTATATGAGTTCTACTTGAGTGGTGAAATTTGTGAGCCACAAGAGTACATTGAGTGGTTTGACACAATTCGCAATGCCACCAGTGCTGACACAGTTCGTATCTACATTAACTCAGGTGGTGGTGATCTTTATACCACACTACAATTTTTACGAGTTATGGGCGAGACCGAAGCCACTATTGTTACTTCAGTTGAAGGCGCTTGCATGAGTGCTGCAACAATGATCTTCTTACATGGTCATCAGCAAGAAGTAACCCCACACTCACTATTTATGTTTCACAACTATAGTGCAGGCGTGTTTGGCAAAGGTGGAGAAATGTACGACCAACTACAGTTTGAACGTCGCTGGTCAGAAAACTTTATGCGTGAAGTTTACGCAGATTTCTTAACACACGAAGAAATTGACTCAATGCTACACAACAAAGATATTTGGATGACTTCAGATGAAGTTGTAAAACGACTTAGCGCTGTAGCCGAGAAACACGCTCAGCTAGAGGCCGAAAAACAAGAATAAAAACGTGGAAAGTAATGCAGCGGGGATGGTCCTGCGACTGGCCTTGAAAACCAGGTTCTCCTAACGGGGATGGGGTTCGACTCCTCTGCTTTCCGCCATAAGTAAGCACACTTAGTGTGGCACATCCATTAAATCAAGCTGGTTTGAGTCCGGCAGCCTTAGAGTGTGCTTTCTTATGGCAATATCATTTAAAAATGTAAAATCAACTGTACTAGATATGACTGACACAATACGTGTTGGCAAACTACAAGGTTGCAGAATCTGCGATGTAATCCCAGATCACTACGAGTACCTAATTTGGGCAGATAAATCTGGCTTAATGAAATACACAGGTATAGTAACAGAAACAATCAAAGAACACGCTGGCTTTAAAAACCAGCAACGTCATCAGCTTGAAGAAGTTGACCCGTATACTAAAGAGTATGACGAGCCTTCTGTGCAAGAAGTAAACTTTAGCGATGACGATGTACCCTTTTAATGCGTGCTTAGCTCAGCTGGTAGAGCAGTTCGTTGCCAACGAACAGGTCGCAGGTTCGAACCCTGTAGCCCGCACCAAGTTATATGTATAAAGTAATAGATGAACAAGGCTATGTTAGAGGCCAATCAAAAGACCTAACCGTGGCTATGGAAATGGCCAAGTATGTAGACGAATTTGTGACTATTACCGATGGCACAATAGAAATTGTAGGTAAATTTGGTGTAGACAGCATTAAAGATGGTGTCTGCCCTGATGGTATTGCCTATGACTGGAACAAAGCATCACGAATTGGTGCTGAAAAACGAAAGAGATAATGCGGGGTTAGTTTAGTGGCAAAACGCTATCCTTCCAAGTTAGAGTTGCGAGTTCGATTCTCGCACCCCGCTCCACTAAGGAAAATTATGACAGATATGTCTATTAATGCTCTTGATAAAGTTATCAAAGAAGCTAAAAATATTAAGCGTGGTGATAGCGTTAGCTGGAATTCCAGCGGCGGTACTGCACGTGGCAAAGTAACAAAAATTATCACTGACGGCAAAGAGCCAGTGCCTGGCAGTAGTTTTGAGATTACAGGCACACCAGAAGATCCAGGTGCGCTAATCAGAGTATACAAAGCTGACGGTGATGGTGAGTACAAGCCCACTGACACAATTGTTGGTCATAAAACCAGCACACTACGAAAAATTGCACCGCTATAATCTCTGATGGCACCTTCTCCTTGTATTAAAATATGCCGTCTAGTAGATGACGTTTGTGTTGGCTGCTGGAGAACAAAGCAAGAACTTATTGACTGGACTACCCTAAGTGATAGTCAAAAGCAGCTTGTATTAGACAGAATAAATGCGTTGTTAGCTCAGCGGTAGAGCGTCTCCTTTACACGGAGAGGGTCGGCGGTTCGAACCCGTCACGACGTACCAAAATTTAAACTTGAACTATATCCCCGATTACGGTATAATAACTACTGTTTCGGGGATTTCTACTTATGGCAAACATCTTTTTCGCAAGTGACCATCACTTTCATCACAAAAATATCTTGACGTTTAAAAATCAAGATGGTACTCCGCTACGCGTGTTTGATGACGTTGACCACATGAACGAACACATGGTCAACTGCCACAATCGTGTGGTAAAGCCCACGGACAAAGTATACTTCTTAGGCGATGTTAGTATGAGCCGTAATGCCAAGGGCCTAGAAATTCTAGCCCGCATGAACGGTGAAAAGATACTGGTCAAAGGCAACCATGATTTGTGTACTCTAAATCAGTACTCACAGTATTTCAAAGACATTCGTGGTAGTCATCAGTTTGATGGTATGATCTTAACACATATTCCTATTCATCCTGAAAGTCTAGCACGTTGGGGTCTTAATGTGCACGGCCACCTACACAACAATGTAGTTAGATTGAACCTAGCACAAATACCCGATAAGCGATACTTTAACGTAAGTATGGAAAGAATCAATTTTACTCCAATTTCACTAGAAGAAGTTAAAAAACAATGTCAATAACATTACAAAACTTAGAAGGTGCATTAGCAGGCGAATCTATGGCATACACAAAGTATATGTACTTTGCGCGTATTGCCAGAAGTGAAGGCTTTGCTGATGTTGCCGATCATTTTGAGCATACAGCTCAGCAAGAATTAAAACACGCCTGGGGCCACTTAGAGTTGCTAATCGGTAAACCAGATACTAAGCGTTGTTTAGAAATGGCCATTGAAGGCGAAACATATGAGTATACAACAATGTACCCTCAGTTTGAGCGTCAAGCCATTGTTGAAAAGAACATAGACTCTGCAAAAGAGTTCGGCGAGCAAACCTCAGAGTCTAAAGAACACGCGGAACAGTTTAGTGCTGTATTAGCAAAAGCTGAAAAGCGCTTTGCTGCGTTGAAAAAAGTTGAAAAACGTCACGCAGAAGCATATCAACTAGTTTGGGAGTCAGTATAATGGAATATGTTTGCGTAGTATGTGGTCATGTACACGATGAAGCCACGGAAGGTCGTTGGCAAGACTTGCCAGATGATTTTGAGTGCCCAGAATGTGGCGTTGGCAAAGAAGACTACATTGAGTTTGAAGACTAAATGCTAGAGTGCTTAATTTTAGGCGATAGCATTGCTCAAGGCATTGCACAGCACAGACCCGAATGTGTTGCATATGTTAAAACTGGCATAAATAGTTATGCGTGGAATAACACTCACATAACTAAAGATCTAGCTGCTAAAACTGTGATAATTAGTTTGGGTGCTAATGATAGTAAAATTAATACCCGCAGCGAGCTGCAAACACTACGACAACTAACATATGCTGACCTAGTGTTTTGGATTCTTCCACCCAATAAGCCAGAACTTCATCAATTTATACGAGAACTTGCAGCACACTATGGAGACGTAGTATTGTCAGTTGCTAGTATTAGTCCAGATCGTATTCACCCAACCGCTAAAGGTTATAAAATTTTAGCAAATCAAACGCGCTGATAGCTTAATGGTAAAGCAGTCGACTCATAATCGATCGAGTCTAGGTTCAATTCCTAGTCAGCGCACCACCTATCCCAGCTTAGGCTGGGATTTTTGTTTCAAAAATACTTTCTTGAAACAGTGTGGTATTTTTGATATAATATATATTCCAAAAACAATTTTTACAAAGAAAAACATGAAAATTTATTTCTCGCAAGTTCCACACGAAGACATTGATAACTTTGGCGACGAAGGCTTGTTTGGCCCCAATGAACACGGCGACTACTTTTATAACCAAGTAGAGTTTGGAACTAATCCAGGTGGCACTGATGAAGTAGCTATCTCTGATGGCTGTGAGCGTTATATGCCGATTTCAATCGAGTCAATTCCAGACCTGATCGTTGCTTTGGAAAACTGTTATAACACAAAAACACAAATGAATAACTTGAAAAAAGTTATTGCAGTTGTAGAAAGCGATACAGAAGCGTATGTCCATGACGACCACATCCACTACGACAGAGAATCCGTTCAGGACGCTTTTAACTCAGTTACAGACTGATAGTTGGCGTTTAGTTACTCTAGACTTTCTCGACTTTGTTCACGATACAGTAAACAAAGACGAGAAACTAATTCATACTTATGGTGAAGCATTTGAAATACTTCGCTATTTAGAACAAGCACAAGTCGTAGAGTTAGAGCCTGCTGAAGAGCATGGCGTATTTAAAATAAGAAAAAGGTTCTAAAGTGGCAACAAAAAGCAAAGCACCTGCAACTACATCCGCTAAAGGTAGTAGTACAGCAGAAATTAACCGCAAACGAAAATTACTAAAACAGCTTAAACTACAGCCAAATAACGAACAACTCAAAGACGCATTAACAAACATTAAGTATCGTCGTAAAACCCCTAAGGGTCAAGAGTGGTCTAAAACTCAGATTCATATTGCAAAACTATTTAAACAATTTACTGGTCGTGCAGACTGGGATTTGTTTAGCAGTAATCCTAAAGTGCAAGCTGCGGCAATTGCCATGCACAGTAAAAAAGATTTTAGTAATTTGCCACAAGGTAAAGTCAGCTTTACACTAGGTGCAAGAGCACATGATGGGCAAGGTAATCTAGTATGGGTTTAATAGAATACTACGTGCTATTCGCATTTAGTACTTCTGTTACTGCGTGCTACTTCTGGTTTTGGCCATTACTACAAAAAGCCAAAGAGCAGAATATTATTAATAGTTTTACAGGTTATCCAATTTTAAGCGTAATAATTTATATACTTATTAGTGCAGTTATTGCTCCGATACTTGTTATGCCCTTACTATCAAATAGCATGGCTGAAAAATTTGAGCGTGGATTATCCAAAGAAATACTAAAACAAGATTAAAAAATAATCATTTGAATCACTCAATCGAATAGTTTATAATATATACTTAATCAATTAGAAAAGACACAACATGAAACTTTTGGAATTTAACTACACTAAAGCTGACGGCTCTGTTTCTGAACGAGCAGTTATTGAGTTGGTAACACCTACTCAATTTGTTGAAGGCATTGATGTTACGCAAATGCCCGAAAGTGAATTTGCATTGTTTGCCAATGAAATGCGTGAGTTGAAAAACGCACAGCATGAAGCAACTATGGCTCTATTGGCTAAGCATGACTTGAAACACAACTATCGTCGTTTCAGTCCAGACAAAATGTCTGACCTCAACACAGAATACGTTTAAACAAAGGAAAAATATGGCAACGACTTGGACAGATGAACTTAAAACTAAAGTTATCGAAATGTATGAAGGTGCAGGCCCAACTCCTGAATCTTCAACTGAAATTATCAAAGATATTGCAGAAGAAATCGAAATGTCGCCTAACGGCGTTCGCATGGTACTAGTACAGGCTGGTGTTTATGTTAAGAAAGAAGCTGGCGCTTCTACTAGCAAAACTACTAAAACTGCTAGTGAAGGTAGCAAGCGTGTTAGCAAAGAGTCTAGCATTGCTGATCTTAAAGCCGCAATCGAAGCCAAAGGTGCTGAAGTTGACGAAGACATTTTGAGCAAATTGACTGGCAAAGCTGCAATCTATTTCTTAGGCGTATTGAAAGCGTAAATTAGGCGGCCTTGTGCCGCCTTTTCTTTTATAGGATTATTATGGCAACCAAAAAACGAAGTGATCTAGAACAAGAGTTGATGACTGATGCTAACATTAGCCGAGTTATTCGCTTACTTGAGCCTGAAGAAGGCGTTAAACCAATTACAAAGAAAGATGCTTGCCAAATCCTAGGAATGGCTTATAATACTACTCGTCTAGGTACAATACTTGACGAGTTTAAGAAAAAGCAAGAGCGTTCTGCACAGCGTCGCGCAGAACTACGTGGCAAACCAGTTACCAACGACGAATTGGTTTATATTATTGGTGAGTATATTAATGGTGAAACTGTAGATGCAATTTCTAAAGCTACTTACCGCTCACCAACTTTTGTCAAAAATATTCTTGAACAAAACGCAGTACCAATTCGTGTACCTGGCCACACATACTTCGACCCTCAACTGATTCCAGATGGAGCAGTTCGTGACCGATTCCAAATTGGCGAAGTAGTATACAGTGCCAGATATGATTCTACTGCACGCATCGACACAGAACAAAAAACTGATAAACACGGATATGTTTACAGAATCTGGTTGCTTGCTGACAAGTGGAAACAATCTGCGTATCAAGAAGCCTCAGAGCTTGCAAGTCTTCAACACTTGCGCGCACTTGGAGTACGTATATAAAAACACAGGCGCCAAACCTGCACAATTTTAAATCTTAAATAGTTTACCGGAGACCGCATGGACTCAAATATACAATATAGTAAAGTCATTGAAGAGAACATGGAAAAGGGTTTCCAAGTACGATTAGTAATTAATGATTTTCGTGACACAGCATACTTTCAACTAAGAAAATACTTTTTAAGCTATGAAGGTGAGTGGGTGCCAAGTCGTGAAGGTGTAAGCATACCTGCTAGTACTGAAAATATTTATGCTATCTTAGACGGCTTATTTGAAATCTGCTCAAAAGCAGAAGGCGAAGACATTATCAGACACTATGCTGAAAAATTGACTTGTAATGACAACCCTAAACTGGTATAATTATTCTTTAAAGACACACTACGACCATGAATAAACTAGAACAATATTTAAATGTAGCCGCACGAGCATACTATGCTGGTACTCCAGTTATTAGTGATGCTCAGTTCGATCAGCTTGCTGATTCGATTGGATACAGTGCTGTGGGTGCTAAGCAACACGGCAATGTGGAAAAGCACGTTTATCAAATGTACAGTTTACAAAAATACTATGAAGATGAAAATCAAAAACGTCCTCTTGAAGGCATCCGAGATGTTGCTGTTAGTGTTAAGTTGGACGGGGCAGCTATTAGCTTACTTTATGTTGATGGTCATCTTGTTCGAGGTCTTACACGTGGTGATGGGGTAGAAGGTCAGCTAATTACTGAAAAGTTGTTGGCTACTAATTTTGTACCGCACACTATTCCTGTAATGGGCGTCTATCAGGTTACTGGTGAGATTGTTGCTCCAAGCAATATTGAAAATGCTCGTAACTATGCAGCAGGTGCACTAAACTTAAAATCTGTTGAAGAGTTCCGTACACGAGCAATTAGTTTCTTTGCGTATGGTGTACAGCCTAGCCTAGCTGACAAGTATAATCAAGACTTAGATCAACTTCGCAGTTTTGGCTTTGGCACAATCAATGAACCAGACTTGGATAAAATCTATCCTTGTGACGGCGTTGTATTCCGTGTTAACGACAACAAAACTTTTTACGAACTAGGCTATACAGCCAAACATCCCAGAGGTGCTTATGCCCGAAAAGAACGTGCTGAACACGTCGAAACAAAACTACTTGATGTTGAATGGCAAGTCGGCAAAAGTGGCAAAGTCACTCCAGTTGCTATTCTGGAGCCTATTTATATTGGCGATGCCCTTGTCAGTCGTGCTACTCTTAATAATTCTGGTTTCATTGAAATGCTGGATTTGCAGATTGGCGACACAGTAGCTGTAATAAAGGCTGGTGATATCATTCCCTGTATCTTACACAAAGTTGACGCATAAAAAATTTTGGTTGGACAAATAATACCTTATATGATACAATATGTTATGTGAGGTATTAAGATGACTTGTGGCATATATAAATTAAATTTCAATAATACTAAAAAAGTATATATTGGGCAATCAATAGACATTGAAACTAGGTTTTCAAAACATAAAAGTGCTCTAAATAGAGGCGTTGCAGCCCCTAAATTACAAGCAGCATATAATAATTATGGCATAGCTAGCCTAGATATTTTAGCAGAGTGCGCTATATCTGAGCTAAATATCTATGAAAAAGAGGCTATTGATATATTTGACTCTGTAGATAATGGGTTTAATACCTTATATGAAGCCGGAAATCCAGTATTATATGGAGAAACTGCCGGTCAATCAAAATATACTAATGAACAATATATTATAGTACTAAGACTATTAGTGAGTATAAACCCTACTCTCTCTAAAAGAGAAATACATGAAATTACTGGTGTGTCGCTATATACAATTAGACATATCGCGGCTTTAGAAAGTCATTCTTGGTTAAAACAAGTATGTCCAAAAGAATATACAGAATTAGAGCGCATAAGAGTAGAACAAAAGTATTATAGGGGCAAACAGTACCCTAAGTTATTATCCCCAGATGGAAAAATATATGAAATTATGTATGTTACAAAATTTGCAAAAGAACACGGATTATTACAACCTAAAGTTACAGACCTTTTAAATGGCAAGCGTAACATGCATAAAGGCTGGGTACGTGCAGCATAAAATTTTGTGCTTAGGGCATTAGAAATTTAGACTTGCTATAAGCTACTTAATCGGGTATAATATATTTATAAATTGATAAAGAAACCATGAGAATCCAAATACCAACTGAATGTCCTTGCTGTAATTATACTCTTGAACTGGTCAACGATCAGCTCTTTTGTAGAAACACAGCCTGCGGTGCTCAGCTTAGTAAAAAAGTTGAACACTTTTGTAAGACTCTTAGTATTAAGGGTATGGGTGCTCGTACAGTAGAAAAACTTGGGTTAGCAGATATTACAGAATTGTTTTATCTTGAACTAGACCAAGTAGTAGATGCCGTAGGCAGTGCCAAAGTAGCTGAAAAGCTATTAACAGAGATTGAAAAAGCTAAATCAGCAGATTTGGCCACTATTCTAGCTTCATTCTCTATTCCTCTTGTAGGTAATACTGCCTCGACTAAGATTTGTCTTGTTGTTAACTCAATAGACGAAATCAATCAGGAAACCTGTAAACAAGCAGGTTTAGGTGATAAAGTAACCCAAAACTTATTATCTTGGCTAGAAACTGATTTTTTAGAAATGCGAGAGTTTTTGCCTTTCACATTTCGAACCAATAAAACTTCCGTTGTGAGTGGAGACTGCAAAACCATTTGCATTACAGGAAAATTATCTTCTTATAAAACTAAAGCAGAAGCACATAAAGCACTGGAAACCGCAGGATACAAGGCGGTAGAATCTGTAACAAAAACCACAGATTATTTAGTTGATGAAGAAGATAAGGGTAGTACAAAACGCAAAAAAGCCGAGTCTCTCGGAATAACCATAATCACAAACTTAAATACTTTCTTGAAAGAAAATAAAAATGACTGAAAAAGCCACTAAAAAATGGTCTGACGAAGCTGTTGACCAACTAATGAACATTGTTGGCAATGCAAGCCCTGTTAGCGTAGAAGCTGTTGAGCGTGCTGCCGAAATGCTCGGTTTCACAACTCGCTCTGTTGCTTCTAAACTGCGTCAATTAGACCGTGAAGTCGCTAGTCTTGCAAAAGAAAAAACATCTGCATTTACCGCTGACGAAGGCACTGATCTTGCCAATTTCGTTCAAGCCAACGCAGGTAACTTGACATACAAACAAATCGCTGAAAACTTTGCTGGCGGCAAGTTTACTGCTAAGCAAATCCAAGGCAAATTGCTTGCCCTAGAATTGACTGGCTCTGTAAAGCCTGCTGACAAAGTTGAAATCGCTCGTACTTACTCTGACGCAGAAGAAGCCAAGTTTATCAACATGGCCGAAACTGGTAGCTTCATCGAAGACATTGCCACCGCATTGAACAAGACTGTTGCTAGCGTTCGTGGTAAGGCTTTGAGCTTGACCCGCAAAGGTCAAATTTCTAAGATTCCAGCACAACGTGAATCTCACGCTAAAGAGTCTATCGACCCTGTAACCGCCCTAGGCGACAAGATCAGCACTATGACTGTTGCTGAAATCGCAGCCGCTGTTGACAAAACAGAGCGTGGTCTACGTACTTTGCTTACTCGCCGTGGTATCAAAGTTGCAGACTATGATGGTGCAGCTAAGAAAGCCAAAGCAGAAGCCAAAGCAGCTGCTTAATTAGCAATTATTGCCAATCAGCTCGGGAGTTCCTCAAAGCTCCCGAGCTTTTTTACTTTAGGAGATCGAGAGTATGAAAGTAACAATTACATATCACGATAACGACTCCTTTACAATGGAAGAAGTCGTAAAACAAGCCATTCATAATTATGGCAAAGCGGCTAATGTAGAAGTAACGCCAGAATCTAGTATGGCTTACGACCAGATTTACTTTGGTTTGCAGCAACTTATTACCCATGAGCAACTTAGCCTGCTTTATGATAGGGACGCAGCATACCAACAAGACATTAAGAAATTGCGAGAGCAAATTTTATATAAAGTCACAGAAATTATTGACCAAGTAATTATTGACAATGAAGCGAAAGTAGGGTAATCTTGGATACTAGTGCAGTAGTCTTAAATAAATTGCTAAGTGAGCGAAACCTAGATATATGGTCAAAGCTCAAGTTAGTATTCTTAGACCCTGCGTACTCTTCCTTGTATAGCGTCGTTAATAAGTACTACGAGAAGTACAGCGCTATACCGTCATTTGACGATCTTGAACTAACCTTAAGGGAGGGTCCAGCGTCTAAAACACTGGCAACTCTCAGGTTAACCGAGGTGCCAGACGTTTCAGCCGAAGTAGCATTGGATGCTCTAATCGACCAATATACTCAGAACGAGACGGTAAAATTATTAGATAAGTTCGTAGACAAATTACCACTCTACGACACAAATGAAATAAAAGATAGTTTAGCAACAATTGCTTTAACAATCGAAGAAAAAACACATACATCAGAAAAAGTATTTACAATGGCTGACATGATGATGTTCAGCCACCCAGAAGATTTGGAAAAAGAACGTGTTTACCTTGGCCTTAACAATAGTTTTGATAGTGTGCTTGGCGGCGTTGCTCGCCAAGAGCTTATACTTATTGGGGGAAAGCGTGGGTCCGGCAAATCCATTGCTAGTAGTAATCTGTTTGTTAATCAGTATGAATCTGGCAACAGTAGTATTTATTTCAGTATTGAAATGACCGCTAAAGAAACAATGGAACGCAATCTTTCCATTTTAGCCAACGTTAATTTACAAAACTTAAAACAGCATAAACTTACTGATGACGAATTGCTACGAGTAGTCAAAGCTAGAGCAGAAATGTTTGAAAATAGCAGCGATTTAGTAAGCGAATATATGCGACACCGTGATCGTTTCAAGTTTGAAGAAACTTTAGTTCGTAGTTGTAGTCTAAAACCTGATAATCAAATGATTATTGTTGATGACCGTGACTTGACCCTAAGTTCAATCGACTTGCACATTGGTAAAGCCAAAGCTAAATTTGGTGATAAACTAAAGCTAGTAGTAGTTGACTATCTTAACCAAATTGTCCTAGAAGGAAACGATCAGTATGATTGGAAACCACAGATTGAAGTGTCCAAGAAACTTAAGAACCTTGCCCGCAAGTATGAAATCGTTATGGTTTCGCCGTATCAGATTGATAAAGACGGTGAAGCCCGCTTTGCGAAGGGTATTCTTGATGCAGCCGACATTGCTCTTACTATGGAAGCCCATGACAAAGAAACAAATGCAATCAGCTTTGAAACAACCAAAATACGTGGTGGAAAAGAAATGGCTTTTACAAGCCCCATTGATTGGGACACCTTACGCATCAGTGCACAATCTATTGATAAGCCAACAGCTAAAGAGCCAATTAAAAAGGCTGGCAAAGCACAAGAAAAATTAGATAAAGTAAAACAAGACGATACCTCAGCAGACTTACCTTGGAATTGATATGAGCGACCCAGTACTAGACATTATAAATAAAAATAACTTGGCATTTAGTGTGTCAGGTCGTGATTACCTAATCAAATGTCTAAACCCAGAGCACGAGGATTCGAATCCTAGCTTTCGAGTTGACAAAGTATCAGGAGTTGCTCATTGTTTTAGTTGCGGCTTTAAAACAAATATTTTCAAATATTATGGGGTTTTTACAAATCCTGTGCCCATGAAAATAATGGCACTCAAAGAAAAACTACAAGAGTTAAAAAACTTTGGATTAGATTTGGAATTGCCAGCAGGGTATACTCCATTTACAAAGCAGTTCAGAGGTATTAGCCCTAAAACACTTAAATACTTTGGCGCGTTCTATACGAACACAGTAGAAAAACTTGCAGATCGTATCATTTTTCCCATCAAAGATATTACTGGAAAAACGGTTGTGTATGTGGGTAGGCACACACTTTCAAATGGAAATCCCCGATATTTAAATTACCCTAGCGGTGTACAAATTCCAGTATTTCCCAGTCATCTACCTAGCGGCTATAGTAGCCTAGTACTAGTTGAAGGTATGTTTGATATGCTAAATCTTTACGACAAAGGTTTAGAAAACGTAGTCTGCTGTTTTGGTACTAACACACTACAAAATAACACAAAACAAAAATTACTGCCGTTTAAAGCACAAGGAGTAACTCACATATATTTAATGTTTGACGGTGACGAAGCTGGTCAAAAAGCAGCTAAAGCACTTAAACCATTAATTGAAGAATGTGAGTTCGTAGTAGAGATTATTGACTTACCAGATGGAACAGACCCTGGCGAGTTATCACAAGAAGATGTAGATTCCACAGCCGAGTATATTACAAAATAAACTTGAATTGTTAGCCCAAATACGCTATAATAAAGTATTAGAAAGAGTTTTATGAAGAAAATTGCGTTAATTGACAAAGCCCCAAATCGTACCCGTTATTCTGAGTATTTTCAGTTTGAGTACGATCATTACCACATGAGTTCAGTTCCTATTACTAAACTCTTGAAGAAAGATGTTGACTTAGAAGTTGACCTCGATGAGTATGATTTAGTAATTCTAGTAGGTGCAGAAGCCGCCAAAGAATATGGTAAAATTACTAGTGTAACTAACATGGCTGGGCAGCTAGTAAATGACAAGTTCATTGCTATCTCAAATCCAGCTATGTTGAGTTTTAAGCCAGAAGGTAAACCAGACTTTCAACGTGCTTGTGACAAAATTCACAAATACATTGCAGGCGAACTAAAGCCTATGACTGCTGGCGACTATAAAGGTATCAGCGACACTGCCGAAGCTAAAGCATACTTGCAAGAAATTCTTGCAAATGCTCAAGGCTTTGTTGCATGGGACACGGAAACAACAGCACTATATCCACGAGACGGTTATGTGCTTGGCGTTTCACTAACATACAAGACTCACCAAGGCCGTTATATTATGACGGATTGCTTGGATGAACAGTGTATTGACTTGTTACGCAAAATTTCTCAAGACTTCTACACAGTTTTTCACAACATGAAGTTTGACTACAAGATGATTAAGTATCATCTAGACATTGACTTTAATCGTAGTCGAGTACACGATACAATGGTTATGCACTATGTGCTAGACGAAACAGATAGTCATGGTTTAAAACAGTTGGCCCTAAAGTACACAGATTACGGCGACTATGACTCAGAGCTAGATGATTTTAAGAAAGAGTATTGTTCTGCCAACGGTATTCTTCAGGACGATTTTACATATGACCTTATTCCGTTTGACACTATTAGTCGCTACGCTTCGATTGATACCGCCGTCACCTTTGACCTATTCCACAAATTTTGGCCAATCGTTCAGAAAAATGACAAGTTACGTAAAGTTTATGAAGAAATCCTGATTCCAGGTACACTGTTCCTAATGGACATGGAAGAAGTTGGTATTCCTGTCAGCCGCGAGCGTATGGCTGCTGCTAATAAGTACTTAGACGAACAAATTGCTGAAGCCAAAGAAGTAGTCTACGGCTTTGAGGCAGTCAAACAATTTGAAAAAGACACTGGCAAGATTTTTAATCCTAACAGTGTTCTACAACTACGTGTTGTATTGTTTGACTATCTTGGTCTACAGTCTACTGGAAAAAAGACAGCCACAGGGGCAATCTCAACTGATGCAGAAGTACTAGAGCAGCTATCAGAACAGCACCCATTGCCAGCAGCCATTTTAAAAGTGCGTCAGCTAGGCAAGATTCAAAACACTTATATTAGTAAAATTTTACCTGAGTTAGACAAAGATGGCCGAATTCGTACAAACTTTAACCTTATCTTTACCACATCTGGGCGTTTGTCTAGTTCAGGTAAATTTAATGCACAGCAAATTCCACGAGATAACCCAATTATCAAAGGTTGCTTGGTTGCCCCAGTGGGATATAAGATAGTATCGCAAGACTTGACTACAGCAGAAATGTATTATGCAGCTGTACTAAGTGGAGACAAGAACCTTCAACAAGTATTCTCTAGCGGTGGCGACTTTCACTCAACAATTGCTAAAATGGTATTTGCACTACCTGGCCCTGTTGAAGAAGTTAAAAAGAACTACGGCAGTATGCGTCAAAGTGCTAAGGCTATCTCTTTTGGTATTTTGTATGGCTCAGGTGCTAATAAAGTGTCGCAAACTGTTAGTAAAGCCACAGGTCAGCCCTATCCAGTTGAACAAGCTCGCGAAGATATTAAGGCTTACTTTAATAAATTCAACAAGCTGAAAAAGTGGTTAGATGATCGCAAAACATTTATTGAAGCCAATGGATACACATACTCATTCTTTGGTCGCAAGCGCAGATTACCCAACGTATTTAGTACGGACAAAGGAATTGCCGCACACGAAGTTCGTAGTGGTATCAATGCCGAAGTACAAAGTCTTGCATCCGATGTTAACTTGCTTGGCGCAATGCGAACAGCAAATGAAATCAAAGCCAAAGGTCTAGATGCAAATATCTTTATGCTAGTACATGACTCAGTTGTAGCACTAGTTAAAGAAGAGCAAGTCGAAGAATATTGTGAGATTCTAAAGCGTAACACACAACATCAGTGGGGATGTGAGATTCCTAACACTCCTATTGGTGTAGATCAGGATATTGGGGATGACTATAGCTTTGGACACTTCGACGAAGTTTACGGCGTTACAGGCGATAACATGGCCCGTATTTAAACTAAGTGAAAAGCAACCAAGCCATGAAAATGGTTTGGTGTTTTTTCATACAGAATATTTAGATGAAATTAATAACACTAGCTTAAACCTTAAACTAGTAGATGATAAATCACTGCCACAAAAAACTCTGGGACTCCGTAGACTTGCACTACAAAAAGACCCCGAAGTAACCTTACATAAAATATCAACTGCAATATATTTTTTAGCTGATTTGATAAAACTTGCCAAAGCAACCACCTGGTTTATAGATAATAGTGGCAAGGTATTTCAGTGGAAAAAATACACACGCGCCAAACTCACAACAAAAAAGATTAAACAAGTTTTACCTGCTGATGGTGTAGGGTGTGTATTAGAAGTTGAAGGCTTATCTCAAAGATTCAAAAGCCTTCAACGACCACAAGACTTTCATCAATATGCAGTTTTTCTAGTAATAAACCGAATGTATATTTTATACGGATTGAGCGAAACTACTAGAAAAGATAGCTGGAGATTAGTATAGTGCCTAAAGCAATAATATCAAATAGAATTTATATGGATAATCCTGGTGTAGAACACACTAAGCATATTATTAAAGAATTAACATATAAAATCAAAAAAGATACTGGTTCAAAGAAGTTTGCAACAGTTGAAACTATTAAAAACTACAAGGTACTGCCTAAAGGAATTCTATCAATACCACAAGGTAGGCTAGACTTAATTCCTGATGAGTATGAAATCATTGATAAACGAGTATTGGAGAGCGTACCTTTCCCAGACCCTAAATTTCCGCTAAGACCAGAACAACAGGTAGTATATGACCCAATTGACGACACTTGTTTCATTAATGCGCTGGTTGGATGGGGTAAGACCTTTACCGCACTACACTTGGCACACAAATTTGGTCAAAAAACTCTTGTTATCACGCACACCGCAGCCTTACGAGACCAGTGGTGTGAAGAAATCGAAGTCCTATTCGGGACTCAGCCTGGCGTTATTGGTGGTGGACGAATGGACTACGCCGACCACTTTATCACGGTTGCAAATATCCAGACATTGGTCAAACACACAGCCGAGCTTGCAAAAGAGTTTGGAACTATTATCTTGGACGAAGCCCACCACTGTCCTGCCACTACATTTGCATCAACTATTGACTGTTTCCATGCCAGATACAGGATTGCCTTGTCGGGAACAATGATACGCAAAGACGGCAAACATATATTATTTGGTGACTATTTTGGTCCACTGGTATATAAACCTCCACAGTCTAATACACTTACTCCTACAGTACACATTGTTAAGTCAGGAATTACGCTAAAGCCAGGCGTACCGTGGGTGGAGAAAGTAAGCGAACTGCTAGAGTCTGAAAAGTACAGGTTATTTATTGCTGATATTGCAAAAATGCATATTCAGCAAGGGCACTCGGTTTTAGTTATTGCTGACCGAGTTGAATTTCTACATAAAGTTAAGGAATACATTGGTGAAGATTGCGCGGTTGTTACAGGCGACACAGACTTTGAAGAGCGACAGCTCATTAAACAACAAGTCCTGTCAGGAGAAAAAAGAGCCATTGCAGGGTCAAGGCAAATCTTCTCAGAAGGCATATCTATTAACACGCTTAGTTGTGTTATCTTAGCAGCACCCATGAGTAACGACAGTTTGCTAGAACAAATTGTAGGCAGGATTCAACGAATTTCTGAGGGAAAGTTAAATCCGTTAGTAGTGGATATTAACTTTGCTGGATACGCCGATAAAAAACAAAATAACGATAGGCTTGGCCTTTATATGCGTAAAGGCTGGCAAATAACTACCATATAAAAATTTTAACTTGCCAATGGCTTGTTAAACTGATATAATATACTTTAAGTTGTCGAATATGATACTTTTCTTTAACCTTGAGATATTAGAAGCAGAAACCTTAGGAAATCCTAAACAAATGGTTGAAAAGCTTCGCTTGTTTTATACCAAAAAACAAATGCCTAAAAACGGTTACTCAAAAGTAAAACCTATTCGTAATTTAATTGGTAATAGTTATCTAATCAACCCTGATGGGTTTTTTGCTGATAATATAACGGATATAATTTATAAATCACAATATATACAGTTAGCGGGTAGACGAGATTATAGCGCATATAAGCTATATAACGTAAAATACTTAGACCTATCATATTTCAAGGATATTGATCTAGATAACATAAAAACAAACCCACTAATCACTATAACACAAAACAAAATATACTTCAAGTACGAGGAAAATTAAAAATGGCAATTAGCTTCAAAAATACAAAAGGCAAAGCACAATCAAACAAAGTCGAGTCTTATGAATACAAAGACGGCGAAAATACAGTGCGTTTAGTTGGTGGAGTTCTTCCCCGCTATATTTACTGGTTGAAAGGCTCTAATAACAAAGACATTCCTGTGGAGTGCTTGGCATTTAGCCGCGATAAAGAAAAGTTTGACAATCTAGAAAAAGATCATGTGCCTGAGTATTTCCCAGATCTAAAGTGCAGCTGGTCATACACAGTTAACTGTATTGACCCTAAGGATGGTAAGGTTAAAGCCCTTAACTTAAAGAAAAAACTATTTGAACAAATTTTGACAGCAGCCGAAGACTTGGGTGATCCTACAGATTTGGATACCGGTTGGGACGTTGTTTTCAAACGAGTTAAGACAGGCCCATTAGCTTATAACGTTGAGTATCAGTTGCAGGTATTGCGTTGCAAAACTCGTGCACTATCAGATGCAGAGCGTGAATTGGTTGCTGCATCTAAATCAATTGATGAAAAGTACACTCGCCCAACAGAAGATGAAGTGTTGGCTCTATTAACAAAAATCACTACTAACAGTGATGAGAGTGAAGACGGCGGTTCTGCAGCAGAACAAGAAGCTGTTAAAGACTTAGGTTAAACTTTATAGCCCGCAAGACTAAACGCTTTGCGGGCTATTTTGTCTATAAAATATGAAAATACTATTCACAGCTGATGTACATATAAAACTAGGTCAGAAAAACGTACCTATTGAGTGGGCAAAAAATCGTTTTCATTTATTTGTTGAGCAATTTCAGCAAATGCAGGAGCAAGCTGATTTAGTAATTGTTGGTGGGGACGTTTTTGACAGACTACCCACAATGGATGAAGTTGAGTTATATTTTGACTTTGTAGCTAGTTTTACTAAACCTACTATTATATATCCTGGCAATCACGAAATGCTAAAGAAAGAAACAACTTTCTTAACAAACCTTAAAAAGTCAACTAACCGACTAAACCCACTAGTTGAAGTTATTGACGAATTCTGGTGTATTAAATCAGCAGACATTGATATTATTCCGTATAATAAACTAAAAGAGTTTGAAAAAGAACCTAGACAGTTTCATGGAAAGATTCTATGCACTCACGTTCGTGGAGAAATTCCACCACACGTTAAGCCAGAAGTTGACCTAAGTTTGTTTAGCCGCTGGGATATTGTACTAGCAGGAGACTTGCATAGTTATGAGAATTCGCAACTTAATATTCTGTATCCAGGTAGTCCTTATACTACTAGCTTTCATAGAAGTTCCGTGGACACTGGAGCTATCTTGCTTGATAACACTACTATGGATCACGTATGGCTCAAATTCAACTTACCTCAGCTTATCCGTAAAACCGTTGGAGTCTCAGACCCTAAACCAGCAACAGATTATGACCATACCATTTACCAAGTTGAGGGTGATATGCACGAACTTGGTGAACTCGAAGACTCCGACTTAATTGATCGCAAAGTTATTAAACGAGATACTGATAGTGCGCTGATGTTAGACCCTGAAATGAGCCTAACAGAAGAAGTAAAAGAGTACTTAACCTATATCCTAGAATTGCCAGATCAAACTGTAGACGCTGTTTTAAAGGAAATGCAAAATTATGCAGAAAAAATTGAATCATCTTAGTGCAGAAGTTTGGTCGCAGGCTAACTGCCCCGCCTGCACAGAAGCAAAACGATTATTAGATCAAAGATCAATTAGTTATACTGAACGTATGATAGGGATTAATGGTTATAGTAAAAAAGACTTAATGGCTAAAATTCCTAACGCACGTAGTGTGCCGCAAATATTCTTGAACGGAGAACTACTTGGCGGTTTACACGAATTAAAGAAAAGACTACTAGAACATGATAACAATCAAAAAGCTGAGTTGGAGTAATGCTTTTAGCTATGGAAAAGATAACACAATAAACTTTGTTGCTGCGCCACTGACGCAGCTTGTAGGAAAGAACGGGCATGGAAAAAGCTCCATAGCCCTAATCCTTGAAGAAGTCTTATTTAATAAAAACTCCAAATCAATTAAAAAAGCGGATATTTTAAACCGCTATGTAAAAGATAAAACCTATAGTATTGAACTTGAATTTGAACGAGACAATACTGAGTACCAAATTAAAACTAGTCGTGGAACTAGCCAAACGGTTAAACTACTAAAGTCTGGTGTAGATATTAGTGCACACACTGCTACTGCTACCTACAAAATGATTGAAGACATTCTAGGGTTTGACCACAAGACCTTTAGTCAAATTGTTTATCAATCTAATGCTAGCAGCCTAGAATTCTTAACTGCGGCAGATACTGCCCGCAAAAAGTTTCTTATTGAAATTCTTAATTTAGGCAAGTATACTAGAGCACAAGACATTTTCAAAGAAGTGGCTCAAGAATTAAGCAAAGATATTGCAGCAGTACAATCACAAGTAAACACTGTAAATAGCTGGCTAGACAAGTATTCTAAAATGGACTTGTCTCACAAAGAGTATTGTGAAGTTCCTGTAATTAAAGATAACTTAGTTACACAATCAAGTGAGCTAGACAATCAAATACGTGGACTAGAATCCACTAATAAGAAAATTACTCAGAACAATACTTATAAGCAAATACAGTCTAGAATTAAACTATTCCCTATACCAGAAGCTCCTGAAGACACAGTTAGTGCGTTAACTCCAGAAGTACGACAGCTTAGTACTAGTTCTATTGAACTAAGCAAGTCTGTTAAAGACTCAGATGCTTTTATTAAAAAGATAGGTACACTACACGGGACTTGTCCTACTTGTTTACAGCCTATTGACGAAGAAAAAATTGCAGCACTTATAGCCGAACAGCAAGCAATAAAAAGCGAATCAAGTTTAAAAATAGCATCAATTAATACTAGACTTAAAGAAATAGAGTTAATTAAGCAAGAGTTTAACACTAAAACAAATACATGGGAATCAGCTAATAAAGCCCGTGATGAGTGGGAAAAGTATCATCAGTTAATCAATACTGAGTTACAAGAAGATTTATTAGATAAAAATGAGCTTGAGTCTAAGTTTACTGCAATTCAAACTGCATTAACTAATCTTAAGACTGCAATTGCTCAAGCTGAAAAACAAAATGCTGCTGCCAGCGCACATAACTCTAAGGTTGATACTATTAGTAGTCAACTAACAGAAATGAATGCTGAGCTAGAAACTTATAGTTCAAAACTGCATGAACTAAGTGAAAAAATGTCTGTGGTAAATGTACTAACAAAAACATTTTCTACTACAGGATTAGTTGCATACAAGATCGAGTGTTTAGTAAAAGACTTAGAAGAAATTACTAATAAGTATTTAATTGACCTATCTGACGGCAGATTCCAAATAGGATTTAAAGTTAGTGCTAGTGATAAATTAAATGTAGTTATTACTGATAATGGCAAAGACATTGAAATCTTAGCGCTATCAGGCGGCGAAAAAGCTCGAGTTAACGTAGCAACACTATTAGCTATCCGAAAGCTAATGCAAACACTGTCTAGTTCAAGAATTAATCTATTGATACTAGATGAAACTGTCGAAACATTAGATGTTGACGGTAAAGAAAAACTAGTAGAAGTATTATTGCGTGAAGAGCATTTAAATACTTTCCTTGTTTCACACGGATTTACACATCCACTACTGGAAAAAGTAAATGTGTTGAAACGTAATAACATTTCACAAATAGAGGTATAATATGATTTTAGAAGAAATTAATGGTACAGTAGTAGCTACTGTTGTTCGCGAAACAGGCGGAGTAGTTGAACTAAAAGTTGGTGACTACTTTAGCGACCACGAGCGTTCTAGCTTAAGCGTTGTTGGCAGCGGCAAAGTTACAGTTCGTGTTGATGACAACTGCACACTTGAGTTCCGTGGCGTAGAAGTTGCAACTGAAGAAGTCCAAGAAGCTGTAGTAGAAGCTATTCCAGAAACTGTTGCAGTAGTTGTAGCCGATACAGTTGCTGCCACAGAAGCTCCAGTTATTATTCAACCTGTTAAAGCTGCAAAAGCGTAACAATGGTAGACAGCAGAGCAAAAGGTGCTCGCACTGAAACTGTAGTACGTGATGCTCTTAAAAAACATACGGGATTAGGTTGGGAAAGGGTTCCTGGTTCAGGGGCCCTTGACCCTAAACATCAGCTAAAGGCAGATTTATATGTGCCTGGCAGAACTAATCTATATGCAGTAGAAGTAAAAGGTTATGCAGAAGACCATATTTCCAGTGCACTATTAACGGGCAAAAACCCACAGTTAATTGAGTTTTGGAAACAATCAGTGCGTCAAGGCTTACAAGTAAACAAAAAACCGCTGTTAGCATTTAAATTTGACAGATCAAAGATATTTGTTGCATTTTTAGAAATGCCCACAGCCAACTACAGATACCTATTCTTATCCATTGACGATCATGAGTTTTACGTAGCTCTTCTCGAAGATTGGTTAACACACGAGCAACCCAAATTTGTAACTTGACAAGTAGTGCAATTTAGGGTATAATATACAATTACACCACAAAGATAACACTAAAAATGAGCAAAAGTTTTCAACAAGTATCTGAGCCTGATAATACCTTAATGGTAGTAGACGCTCTTAATCTTGCATTTCGATACAAACATTCAGGCGCAACAGATTTTGCACTAGACTATGTACGCACAATTGACAGCCTAAAGAAAAGTTACAAAGCTAAAAAAGTAATCTTGGCCTGTGACCAAGGCAGTTCCAGCTATCGCAAAGCAATATATCCAGAATACAAACAAAATCGTAAGGACAAGTTTGAGACTCAAACTGATGCTGAAAAAGCAGCGTTTGAATTGTTCTTTGAAGAATTTCAAAAGACATTGGAATATATCAAAGAAAATACTGATTATCCAGTTATTAAGTTTCAGGGTGTAGAAGCTGACGATATTGCCGCCTACATTGTAAAACAAAAATCAAAGCTACCCGTAGACTCAGTTTGGCTAATCAGTTCAGATCGAGACTGGGATTTGCTTGTACAACCCAATATTTCAAGATTTAGCTATGTTACAAGAAAAGAAGTCACGGCTGACAACTGGAATAGTCACTATGATTTTGAACCCGAAGACTACATTAGTATTAAATGTCTTACAGGCGATAGTGGTGATAATGTTGCTGGGGTGCCTGGCATTGGACCTAAGCGAGCCGTGGGACTTGTTAATGAATATGGCAGTACTTATGATATTATTGCGAGTATTCCAATTAGTGGTAAGTATAAATACATTGAAGCACTAAACCAGTGTAAAGATCAACTAATGCTAAACTACCAACTAATGGACTTAGTTACATACAGTGAAGATGCTATTGGTGTTGAAAACTGCAAACAAATTGACGAAACCCTAGAAATTTATTTAAAATGAACGAAAAAATGAGAATTACCAGTGACGGAGTATACTTTAATATTAACCGAAACTACGATTACAACACCGATCGTGCAATTAAACAAGCAATCCCTTGCCTTGTAGAAGATAAGGAATCACTACCACGTCGTGCTAACCCCACTGATGCTGGTGCAGATTTAATGAGCATTGAAGATTTAGAAATCTATCCTGGCGAACAAAAACTTGTTGGTACAGGAGTAGCGACAAAAATTCCAGAGGGCTACGCAGGCTTTGTTTTTAACAGAAGCTCTCAAGGAAAAAAGGGAATTACTATCCCTCACAGCGTAGGCGTTATTGACAGCGGCTATCGTGGAGAAATCAAAGTCCTGTTAAAAAATATTTCAGAAGACCCTTATAAAATCTCACGCGGCGACCGAATTGCTCAACTGGTACTAATGCCAGTTTTGCTGCCTGAATTTGTAGATATTTGGAACGACACAGAACGCGGTACTGGCGGATTTGGCAGTACCGGCACATAAAGGAAATCATGGCAGTCAGCACACGAGCACAAGTAATTACACGTCGAACATACAATAGACCAACTTCAGACGACGGAAAACAATTTGAAACATGGCAAGAAACAGTTGCCCGAGTAATTGACCACCAACAGTGGTTATGGGAGCGAGCAGTAGGTCGTGATTTAAACGACCAAGAATACGCAGAACTATACGACCTAGAGCAGCTAATGCTTGATCGCAAGGTGTCCATGAGCGGACGCACACTTTGGCTAGGCGGTACAGATGTAGCTAAAACACGTGAGGCTTCACAGTTTAACTGTAGCTTTACACACGTTGAAACAATCTATGATGTAGTTGACGTCTTATGGTTGCTACTACAAGGTTGCGGAGTTGGATTCAAGCCAATTGTTGGTACACTAAATGGTTTTTCAAAGCCAATTAAAAATATCCGAGTAGTTCGTAGCACACGTACAGCAAAAGGTGGTAATGAGGAAAATGTTGAATATTGGGAAGAAGCAACTAAAACTTGGACTATTCAGGTTGGAGACAGTGCAGAAGCTTGGGCAAAGTCTATTGGAAAGTTGCTTGCGGGTAAGTACCCTGCTGATACTCTTGTATTGGATTTTAGTCAATTACGCCCCGCAGGTGAAAGGTTAAAAGGATATGGCTGGATTAGTTCAGGTGATAGCGCAATTAGCACTGCTTATGTTGCTATTGCCAATATACTTAATGGTCGTGCTGACAGTTTACTTACTAGGATGGATATTCTTGACATTGTTAACCATCTTGGCACTATTTTATCCAGTCGTCGCAGTGCTGAAATCGCACTTTTCGATTACGGTCAACCAGAGTGGGAAGAGTTTGCTGTAGCAAAGAAAGATTGGTGGTTGCATAACAATGCACACCGCACACAGTCTAACAATAGCTTGGTGTTTAAAGAAACCCCACTACGATCAGACTTAGAAAAAATCTTTGGTATGATGATTAAAGCAGGTGGCAGTGAGCCAGGTTTTATCAACGAAGTAGAAGCTATCCGTCGCGCTCCTTGGTTTAAAGGTGCTAATCCTTGTGTAGAAATCTTACTAGGCAACAAGTCATTCTGTAACTTAACAGAAACTGATATTGCTAAGTTCAAAGGTGATACTGCTGGCTTACACACAGCTATTCGACTTGCTGCTCGTGCTAACTATCGCCAAACTTGCGTTAACTTACAAGATGGTATCCTGCAAGAGTCATGGCACTTAAACAACTACTTCTTGCGTTTATGCGGAGTAGGCTTAACAGGTATTGCAATGCGTCCTGACATGGGAAGCTATGACTACGAATACTTAAAGCGTACAGCAACTGGTGCAGCTATTGGTATGAGCCAAGAACTTGGTCTACCTGCTCCTAAAAATGTAACTTGTATTAAGCCGTCGGGAACATTGAGTAAAATTATGGATACCACAGAAGGTGTTCATAAGCCACTAGGTAAGTATATTTTCAACAATGTACAGTTTAGTAAGCATGACCCAGTAGTTGAAAAACTACGTCAAGCCAACTATCGTGTTATGAATCATCCTGTTGATGATTCGGGAGTGCTAGTTACATTTCCAGTACGTTGGGACGATGTTCCTTTTGATGAAGTTGCAGGAAAAGAAGTTAATATTGAATCAGCTGTTATTCAGCTAGAGCGATACAAACTCCTACAAACATCTTGGAATCAGCAGAATACCTCGGTAACAATTAGTTATGATCCTAGCGAAGTACCTGCTATTATTGACTGGTTACTAGATAACTGGGATTGTTATGTAGGCGTTAGTTTTATCTATCGCACAGACCCTACTAAAACTGCAAAAGACTTAGGTTACTTGTATCTTCCACAAGAAGTCGTAACCGAAGAAGACTACAACGAATATGTAAAAGTATTGAGTGAAGTCGACTTAAACAACACCAACAGCTTCGACGAGATTCTGGATGCTGAGTGTGCCACGGGCGCTTGCCCAATTAAATAACCCCTTTTATTATAAATAAAACATGAACGATATTAAATTCACATTAAACGACCTTTCTGTTGACGAAATTAACTGCGTTTTAGCTGGCCTACAAGAATTGCCAGCAAAGATTGCAAATCCACTGTCACAAAAGATTCGTGAACAAGCTGAAGCACAATTACCCAAGCAAGAAGCTGCTCCTCAAGAAGTTGCCCCGCAGTAATTAAACCGCAATACAAAAAGCCCTCTAGTAGAAATACTAGAGGGCTTTTTTGTTTATGGCTTATTTCAGCGTCATTCTGTTTTGCTGCAAGGATCTAAACAGCGTTGTAATTTGTTAAAAAGAGTGTATAATAAACTTAGTTCATGAGATTTTATGAACTGCGTATGATGCGCTTTATCAAATCAACTCAGGAAAATTGATTATGGCTGACGAGATTGGCGCTCCCGGTAGTGTACCTACCCCTTCACAGGAACAGGTTGCATTTACTATGGGTGCGCTTCAAGACAAACTAGATCAGGCTAATAACTATTATAGCAAAGTTATGACGCAGATCACAAAACTAAAGGATACAGATATGGCAGAAGTAATGACACCCGGTATGATTATGGGTATGGGCGGCGGCGGAGGCGGTGACGGACTATTTGGCGGTGGCGGTGGCGGTGGATTAATCGGTGGATTAATCTTAGGCTCGCTATTGCGTCAAGGCGGTCGTGGTGGTCTTTTTGGTGGTGAAGGCGACGGCGGAGCAGTTGTTGCTGGCGGAGTAACTAACCAAGGTTTGGCTGACATGAGCCTAATGAACGCTATTGTTCAAGTTGACAAAGCAGTTGCTGTTTCAACAGCTGCAATGGAAGCTTCACAAGCAAACCAAACTATTGGTCTTACTAACCAATTTAATGCTACAACTGGAAGTTTAGCTACTCGAATTGAAGGCGTTAAAGATGTAGTTAATGGTAATGCAGTTGTTTTAATGCAACAATTAAATGGTGTTAATACCCAAATATTAACAACTGCTAATGCTACACAGGCAGCAGTAAACAATGATGGCGACAAAACTCGTGCATTGATTACACAGCAATACGAAATTAACTTGCAACGTCAATTAAGTGATGCTAATGCAGCAATCATTGAATTACGTAGTCGTGATTATGCGGGTTCCGCAGCTCGCGGTGTTGAAGTTACTACAACTAACAACATCAATCAGATGCAACAACAACAGCAACAACAGGCTCAATATGGTCAATTGGCCAACTTGATCTGGTCGCTAGGTCAAAACATCCAAAATAGCAATGCCGCTATCAATGTTGGTTCAGGTACACAAACCTCTACTCCAACTAACACAAACACTAATATTCGTTAATATTCTGTGTATTTTGAGCCCTCTCAGTCACGAGCCGAGGGGGCTTTTTTATTTTAAGGAGTAGTTATGATACTACAACAACAGCAACAGAATATACCTTTTGGTTGGCCTATGGGTCCGTTTATACCCACTGTTCCAATTATTGACGACTGTGACTTATTTATAAACAGTACTATAGGTGGATTGCCTGGACCTGCCGGACCACCTGGACCTGCCGGACCCCAAGGAATACCTGGTCCAGCGGGACCGCCGGGTCCTGTTAGTACATCAAATTTTGCAGACTTTGTTGCAATAATGCCGCCCGATAATGCAGCAACAGTTGCACCTGGCGCTGATGTACAATTTCCTGTGGACGGACCTAATTCTGCTACAACCATTGCTCGGGTGACACCAAGTTCTTTTAATCTAACAACAGTTGGTTCCTACTTAGTACAATTTCAAGTTAGTGTAGACGAACCAGGTCAGCTTGTATTAACACTAAATGGTGTCGAGGTAGCCTATACTGTTAGTGGTCGTGCTACTGGAACAACACAAATTGTTGGAACAGTAATAATTACAACTAATGCAGCAAACTCTATTTTAACCTTACGCAACCCAGCAGGAAATCCTGTTGCTTTAACAATTACACCTGATGCAGGCGGCGCTAGTGCTGTTTCTGCACACATTGTAATTGTGGGTTTAACTTAAGCAAAACAAAAAAGCCCCTATAGATTGCTCTATAGGGGCTTTTTCTTTAACCGTCTGAACTTGAAAGAAATAATGCTGCAAATTCAATGGCTTTTGAGTCATCACGCTCACGCATGATTGTGTTGCGTTTTGCAGTGCTCCATGAATAGCCACCATCTCCGCCCCATAAATCCCAAGCTACTCGCCCCTTGCTTGGAAAACCTTCTTCACCACTGTTAAAACCAGTGGCTTTTTTGTCTACTTCATGTCGGCTAAAAAAGCTGTACATTCGTAGTACTGTTGTTGCTGTAAGTGGGTCACGATCTTTTAGTTGGTTAGCTCGCGCTAGTCCTACTAGTGTACCACCTGGACGACCTTCTTCACGCCACTTTAAAGCTCGTTTAGCGGCAGTAGCCATGCCTTCTGTGGGAGTGTATGTTTCCGCCATACTGTTTACCTTTAATTTCTATAAGCCATAATAACTGCTTTACACATCTTACTACGAACAATGTCTTCGTCTAGGAATTCAACTATTTCAATTCCACTAATACCGTCTAGTCTGTTAACTGCGTCCTGTAGTCCACTATCACTAATGTCTGCTTGGTCAGGGTCACCGCTTAGAATTACCTTGCAGTTTTTACCAATACGTGATAATAACATTTTAAACTCAGTTTTAGTCATGTTTTGAACTTCATCGACTAGGATAATTGAGTTCTCAAATGAGGCACCGCGCATAAATCCTAGCGGTTTTGGTTCAATAGTTTTTGTTTTTAGTGCATATTCGTAGAAGCCTGCGCCAAGCGTGCGTTTAAATACTTGGTCAAATGGATCTAGGTAAGGAGCGTACTTCTCCTCTAGCTCACCTGGCAAGAATCCTAAGCCTCGGCCTGTTTCTACGTTGGGTCTTGTTAAAATAATCTTTTGAATTCGTCTGTGGAATAACTCGCTGGCTGCATAACTTGCTGCAACAAACGTTTTTCCTGTACCTGCAGATCCAATACCAAATATAATATCATTGTATTTAATAGCCTCTAAGTACTCACCTTGAATATAGTTTAATGGTTTAACTTCTTTAAATCCATACTCAACTGGAGTTGGTTCTGATTGAGGCTGCGCTCTGCGAGCTTTTTTTCCTGATGAATTTGCCATAACTGACCCTGTTAGTTAGTGAACAGCTAGCAACACTACAGTGGCTAGCCACTTTTATATTACTTCTTTTCTGGAACTTTAGTGCCTTCAAGCTTTTTGTGTTGCTTGACTTCTTTACAAACTTCTTTGGTTTTGCCTGTTTTGGCGTCTTTTTGCTCAACACATACTTTTTTAGTTTGTGCTTCAGCAAATGCGGGATTGTTGTATGCTAAGAATGTAACTCCTAGTACTACGCAAAGTGAATAAAATAAACTTTTCATTAAATCTCCGGCTGGTAGGCTGGTTGAGGTGCAGGTTTACCGTTAATCATTACGATCTGTGGTTGTTGCACTGTGGGTTGAAATTGAGGTTCTTGAACTATTTTAGGCGTTGGTGTAACAGTAATAACTTCTGATTTTGCTCCGCCGTTGTTAGCTCCAGCTAATTTTTCTTGTGTACGACCAAACGCTGCAAGTCCTAGCACAGCACCCATTGCAATATGGTATAAACCAGCACCTTGCAATGTTAGTGGTTGCCACTGTGTAATTTGTGTAGCGTGTGTTACTGCTTGTAGTAAGCTCCATAAAATAGGAAAAATAACAAAATCAAAGGTGCAAGTAGCCATGTATAGCCAACCCATCATGGGTCGCCACTTTGAATTCATCCAATCTTCTTTCTTTTGCTCACTAGCAGATAACACTTTAATTTCTTCTGCCATAAAATTCCTTGTCTATCTGCCCACGTATACGTGTGGTTCAGAATCTTTTTTACGTTGCTCTTCAGTTCTGGGTATCCAATTAGTGCCGTATTGAGGGTATTTACGGATTCGATCTTCAACTACTAGCGCAAAGCTTAAACCAAGTGCGGCACAAAGTGCTAGTGCACTTATACCAAGCGCTATTTCAATGTACAATTTGTCCCTGCGCTGTTTCTTTCTAAACTGTTCAGCAGCCTCTGATTGCATTTGTTTGGCAACAAGCACACGTTGTTCTTTGCCCATAATTTGCATCATGGCTTCAACTTCTGTGTATAGCGCACCTAATTCAGGAGGACTTTGATAGATCATTAGTTCGCGTAAGTCAACACTCATTTGTTCTAACTGCTTGCGCATTAGCACACGTTGTAGTGCGCGTTTACCTAAACTGGCGTCACCCGTATATACTTCTTTTTTTGCACGACGTTCTTCTTCTTCAAAAACAGCCAAGCATTTATATAAGTTGTCATAGTAAACACCCAAGTGTTCACCGATTTCTTGGTAAACACCTGTGTACTCTCCTGCGTTTGCTTTTTTATTAAGCTCAATTACACGATTCTTTTCAGTTACAAATTGATTACGTTGCTCTATTGAGGCAGGTTTATCTGGAGGGTGTAGTTTCTTAAACTGATCGTCTAAGTCTTTTAATACATCCTTAACCTCTCCAGCAGCACCTTTTATATCTTTATAAAGCTTACATCCAGCTTTTACTGCTGATACTGCCCCATTAGCCAGGGCAAAGAGGGTTAACGGATCCATATTACCTCCTTAAAGAGGCATCCACAACCAAAGTGCTTGTGTTAGCATTACAGTTGCTAAAATTCCTACTACTAGTGAACTTGTATAAAACTTTTTATTTACCGCTAAAATAGCTGCTGTTAAGAACACAATAGCTATCTGATACATCATACTAGTATAAGTATACCAACTACTATGTAGTCTAGCTTGTGCACGATCGGCTTCAAGTTTTTTAGCTTTTGCTAATAGTTCCTTTTTGCCTTCGCCAGTTTCTGGTTCTGATGTATAACGAGCTATATTTTGTTTTAATTCGGCAATTTTATTTGCGTCTTTGGCATTTTCCAAAGACATTTTATCTAAACGCTGTTTAATATCTTTGGCTTGATAAAAGCTGTAAGTATTATTAATTTCAATAGTATTAGTTAAAATCTTCGAACTATTACCACTACTAAAGTAGTTGGTTAGTGCAAGCATAATTGCAAAAATTACAATTACAAATCCAGATTTGTCTTTTAATTGTGCTTCACGTTCGCTACGTGATAAAGGTTTTTGTTCTGTCATAAACAATTTTTCCTAACAGTAAGTTAATAATTTATTCATTTACCACATCTTGCTTGCTGACAGTACTCAATAAATTCATAGGTAACGAATCCAAGACCCCACACACAAAATACAATAAAAACTATGCCCAAAGCCCACTCTAGTTGTTCTTGTTGCTGTTCTTTTTTCTTTTGGTTTGCTGCTTTAGTACGTCGCGCATCATGAGCAGCTTCAATATCCATTGCAGCTGAACGTTGTTTAATTTTATTCCATACGTCAATTTTACCTGTTGTCATAAACAACATTTGTAGTTCTCGCTCAAACTGCTCTGCTTGGTGTAGAGCCAGTTCAATTTCAATGGCAGTTGCCATATTAGATTTTTTGCTACTATTTTTTGCTTCTACTGCTGCTTTGGTAGCAGTACTTTTAGCGTCAAAATATTTACCTAGAACAGGTCCTAGACTAGCAACATCATCAACAGTTTTTGATACTTTTTTGATTAAAGCAACTGCTGATTGTATGCCCGCAAGTGCGGTTATTGGATCTATCATACTATAGTTTCCTTGTTGGCTTATCTTGCTTTTTTCTCCATTCAAGACAAATTACTTTACGATTATAAACATCGCCTGTCCAAGTCCACCTAATGCACTGGTATTCTGAGTTAGAAACCGCTAGTGCAATTGATAATAAAAAGGCAGAAGTTATCATGGTTACTTTGTTACTTGCTTTTGCAACTGACGAAGTTTTTCTTCGTGAATACTAATATGTTCTTTGTTTTGTTGAATAGCGTCACGATTACGTTGAATTGCTTCTGTTAAATCTTGGCGTAACCTTTCGCGAGCAAGTTCGGCACCAGTATTAGGGGCCTGTTTATTGTCGCTAGTTACAACTAAACTTACTTTGCTTTCTAAAATAGTTACTTGGTGTGCTAATGTGCCTACAGCACTTAGTAAATAACCTACTCCGGCAATAATTAATGGTAGTAGAGCAAACAGTAGTTTTTCTATAAACACGCCTTTTGCTGAGTCTTTTTCTTCTGACATTTTAATCTCCTAATACGTGTAGGGCATGATTATAATGCTTGACACGATCTTCTAATCCAATTGTACCACCATTGATCTTTTTTGTCAAGGTCAAAATATCGCCAGCATCAGCCCAACGATTTAGGTTATTGGTTTCCCAAAACCAACATGCACTTTGCGCTGCACCTTCAAATGTTTGAAGATAGTCACTTGCCTCTTCAACACTAATATCTAAACTAGCGGCAAACCACGAATAGTTGTCGCGTCCTGTTAATTGAATTAAACCACGACCGCAAAATTTGTATCCATCACCACTTTCTTCAGGACCATTGCCCATGCGGTTAGCATAAACTTTGTTGGCAATTGCAGCCTGCTTATTAGGTAAGCTGGCATAATAATTGGCGATTTCATCTGTGGGAAAGTATTTTGGAAAAATCTTGCGTAGAGTAGCAGCTCGATAATTTAAATTTTCTTTGAGCGCTGTAAATCCACCAGACTCGTGTGCACACTGTGCAACGAAAGCTGCAATACGCGGTGCGGTATTGATTTCGTAATCTGGTAGTAGCTGTGACAATGCACCATGCCATTGAGTTACATAAGGATTTTTGGGTAAGAGCTGTTGGAGTTGAGCTAATGTTAAGTTCATTTGCCTAGGCTTTCAAAAATGATTTTTTGCACGTTATACCACTCAATCCAAGCGTCCACTTTAACTGCACAAGTGTAGTATTCTGTGTAGTTAACAGACACAATTTTTGCAACGTCCGAAAGCTGTGCGCTTTCTTCTAGCTTTTTCAACTGAGGGCAAGGTACCTGAGCTTGCAGTCCTGGCGCTGCCGGAAATTTGGCTGTAACTGGTACAACTGTGGTGCATGCACTTAAACTAAGTGCTAGGAGTAGAGTTAGAGTTTTCATTTTGGTTGCTCCGCTGCACGATTGTGTGCGGTTACAAATTCAAGTGGGATTACGCATTGCGTGTTATACTTGACAATTTCACGGTCAACATATTTAACAATGTCGTCGCCGCGCACACGCACAATTTCGGTTCGAGTAACCAATTTCTTTTCGATTACAGCGTTAGTTTCAGAACTTTTTTGTGCCAATTCTGCAACTTGTTGCTCTAGCTGGGCTGCTTTATCTTTCCACCAGTTATTTACATAAAGCATACCTAGTAGGTAGATTGACAGTGCTAGTGCAGCTATGCTGGCAATTTTTACTTGTTTTTGTAAGATTGTATGTGGTAGGAACAAGCTAACAATGTAGCCTGTTCCTGCTGCTAAAAATAATGCGTAAAACAAGGTTCCTGGTATAAAGTTAAAGAACCACATTTATAAGTTACTCTGTTGGTGTAACCACTGGAGTCCAAGGCATACCAGTTGCGGTAGCCGGAGTTTGGATTGCTGCGATTTGAGCGTCTAGTGAAGCTTCTAAAGCTGCAACAGCTTCGGTACCCATTGCGGCTTGAACCCAACCAATAACTTGTGCTTCTGTTACTTGTGGAAAAGCTACAAATCCCTGCGCTTGAGGGTCAGGTTGAAAACCTTGTGCACCATAGCTTGATACAAGAATACCGTCTTGTTCTTTTGAAACAGTCCAGTGTGCTGTGGTAATTCCGCCGCTTGGTAGTTGGCGCTCTAGTTGTACGATTTTGAATTCCATTTTAGGATCCCTTTAATTAATAAGATGCAATAGTTGAATTAACTGTTACACCAGAAGTGACAAACGTCATATAACCATTTACGGCTTGATTATCTAGTCTATATCCGCAAACATTCATGTGAATAGCAGGATCTCCACCTGCAAAACAAATAGCAGCATAACGCTTACTATTATAAGTAATATCTACAAGCGAAACAGTAACACCACTTTGAGCAATACCAGTAATAGAACCGCTTAATGTGGTAGAGGCGTATGTCCTTCTAAAGTAAATATCACATACGTTCCAAGTAGTATAAGATGAAGCAACAATATTACCACGCATATTAAAAGCCGCAGCAGCATTATCAGTCATGTTATCAATTAATAGATAGCGAGTACCAGTATAATTAGATGCAATATAGCCAGCAACTAATTCTCCGCTAATAATACCACCACCAAATCTTGCTGGGCCTGCAACATCAAGTGTTTGGTTAGGAGTACTGTTACCAATACCCATTCTAGCAGCAGCTACTATAAAGTTGCCTACACCATCTCCAGAGGCTAAAACAGCTTGACCAGTTGATTGATTGGCATATAATTGCCAGCTGCGAGTTCCAGACTTTTCAAAGTATAAACTATTACTACCAATACCTAGTTGCCCACCAACATTCATAGGGGTATTAATATTAACTATTGCTCTGGTGAAATAAGCGGTACTAGTACGTCCAGCAGAACCTGCACCATTTGATATTTCAAAACTAAAACCGCTGCCACTACCTCCACTTGAAACTGCGGAGGAAATTACGTTAGTTTCATTATAGTTACCAGTGTATGCGGCAATAAATGCTGGTTGATAAGTGCCGTCAACACCACCGTTACGAGCAGCAATTGCACCGTTTACATATAGTTTTGAACTGTATTGTGTTGAAGTATCTCCAACGACTACCTGTCCAGAACTTACAATACGCATACGCTCCTGAGCAGCAGTAAAGTCGTAAAAACGTAGCGCACCATCACTAAAAATACCGTAATCTCTAACGCCAGCACTTTCCATTCTGAAACCAGCATTAGCACCATTTGTGCTAGTTGAAGTAATATACACATTTGATGTGGCACTAACATTTAATTGGCCGGTGATATTATCACCAGCTTTGTTAACTGGTGTATACCCTAGTGCTGCAGTAATGTCTGTGGCGCTTAAAACACCATCAGCACCTAGTAAGTTTGATATATTACGTGCTCTGGACATTTGGGGCTCCTTGTGTCAAAGAGTTAGCTACTTGAGTTTGGTAGGCTAAAATGACTTCTGGAGTCCATGCTGCCGTGCAAATTGCAACGACATTGGCAGGCTGGCCAGTCAAGTCCTGTCCAGGCTGTAGACTAGTGCGATGGTAAGAAGCGGACAATTGTTGTCCGTCTTCTAAGATACGAGTTACCTGACGAACTTGAATTATTCCGTTTTCAGTAACTTCAATTTTGTCGATAACGACTTCTTTTGTTAATGACATTGCTGTTCCTTTGATTAATGTCCATTCTGGCCGTCCAGTCAGAATAATAAACTATATTGTTACGCCGCAGTGCAATAAACAATTGTTCCGTTAAAATATGTACCGGCTTGGATATCAGTAAACGACACAGGGGCGTCAGAGTTTTGTAGATAGCGAGTACGCATTTGTGTCATATCGTTCATAACAAACATATAAACTTTTCCAGCTAATGCCGAATTTGCCCAGCCACCACCTTGTAGCGAAGCCGATGCTTCTTGATACGCGCCTCGTGTAATAGAAGGAAATGGTAATCCATTGATTAAGATCTCACCGCTACCACCACTTCTGCTTGCTATGTTTACACCAAACTGTAAGTAAACCATGCTGCCAATCTTGCGGTAAACCCCACTGTTAAAGTTATAAGTAACTGAGCCGCCATCACCACCAGTAATAGAAGGTGTCCAAGTTCCCTCTTCATAATCATCTAGCGTATTAGGGTCGCTGGATTGAAATTGATATGCAGGAAATTTAATACCACGAGTATTACTAATAAACCCACTAGTATCAGTAAGTGCCGTAGTACGCCATGTGCTAACTGTTAAATAGTTGCCTGTAATTTCAGAAATATTTAATACTGCTGGATTGTGCACCCATGTAGCAGTTGCAGGAGTTTCTACAATATAATGACTGTAGTTACCAATTAAACTATTTGGGTCAAAATATATGTTATATTGTCCAGTATTTATTTCTTGAACTAAGAAAGATTCTACTGGATTTGTGGTTCCAAAAGCATCTACAGTAATTTTTTCTACAAATCCATTGATGTAAATTGCACCACTTGAACCCGCTGTAGAACTACTACCGTTTGAAGTACGTAATCTAAGTACATACTCAAATACTTGACCTTCTCCGGCATTATATCCTGCACCTACAGCTAGTTTAATAGTCACATCCATGCCGCCCTGCGCTATATAAACTGTACCTAGTCGAATTCTTAGTGTTCCAGTTAAACCAGCTTCATTATAGTTGCCTCCATATAGCTCATATGTAGGTGCTTTTGCTTGAATACCGTTTGGTATAGTAACAAGACCGTTTGAACCAATGGTCATGCGTTCTGTTAAGGCTTGACCATTTGCTCTAGTTTTAAAGCTTAAGTAACTAGCGTAATTGCCGCTTACTCCATTTTCTTTAGAGCCGTTAATTGAGGCAAAAGTTACATAACCGTTTTGCCCATCATTACCTTGAAAACCTAGTCCACCGCCAACACCAGCTGCCATTGCGTTAGTATCAATAAACGAAGCAACAATATAGCTTCCACTTCCAGTTGAGGCTGCAGTTGCTGGGCCGGCAATAATTGCACGTAAATTATAGTTAGCTGTGCTGCCTAGTAAAAAGTTACCATTAATGTCAATACGCGCTCGCTCAAAATCATTAGTACCGAACAGCAAAGGTTTATTTGTTGTTGTACCTATAAATATTCCATCAAGTGTGCTATTTGGGTTGATACACATATTTCTTGTACCATCACCAACCATAAATTTATATATTGGATTTGCAATGCCAATACCAAATTGACCGTCTGCACCTATGACAATACCATCAGTGGGTGCGCTTGGCGATACTGTTGTAACACGTAAAAGCTCAGCAATTGCAAAGCTGTCTAGTGCAATAGTAACCAATTCGTCACCAGCTTGCGCTCCAGCACTTAACACCACAGTTGTACCCGTACTGGCAGTATAGTCGGTAATATCTAGTAATACGCCATTTAGGTATACTTCTAGGTAACCCACTGTGTAAGTTACTGAGAATGTTGTTTGGGCAGCAGTGGCAGTAAACTTTTGACGAGAATAGCTTGCTTGCTGACCTGAACTAGCACCACCACTGATTGTTTTTAAGTAATCAATGGCTTCTTGCACAGTGTTTGCACTAATACCACTTACCGAATTGTTATAGCTGACTTTGTTACCTGCAATGCCTGTAAGCTTTGCATTTGAAATGCTTAGGTCAGCTATGCGGTCAGGAGGCAGGGTGCCAGTGATAAGGTCACTGGCGGAACCTGAGGTGGAGATAGTGGCTAATCCACTTACATCACCAGCATTAAGGGCGCTGTCGGCGCCAAGCGTTTTTGCTAAGGCTGAGGCTCTTGACATTAATTAACTCCTTGTTGTGACGTAATTAAAGTGTCTAACTGCTGCTTAATTAAGTCAGTATCAGGCTTTTCAATAGACTCTTTTACTTTGCTAATATGTTTATAAAATAAACCTTGTTTAGCATTTTCTCCAAAGACTCCAGAGTCAATATCTTTAAATAACATATCTAATTGATCTGATATTTCTCCATACAATAACTTTCGAGAACGCTTATACTTATTCAGTTCATCTAGCAGTATTACAATTTCTGGATTTGGTTGGGGTATATTAGTATTTTCCATGGTATACATTCTTTAATAGTAGTTAGTAGTACCACTTCCAGCACTGCCTAAAATTGTGAAACCTGCTAGGCCTTGGTTAGTCATATATTGTGACACAGTAAATGCAGTATAGTATCCACTTGGTAAATTTACTCGGATTACAATGTAACCATCAGTTGATCTATATAACTCTATAGTATGCGTACCAGACGAGCCTATACTTACTACACCATTAGAAGGACTATAACTATACCAAACTACTTGCGCATCAATAGGCTTACTTGAGCCATATTCATGCCCTGTAATACCTACACTGTACATTTGAACATGATTTTCCCAAGGTATACTAGTTTTTAAGTGTGCATATGGATATGCTGTACCAATTTGATAAGTATAAAAATGTAAACGAGCATTTCCATTTGCTAGATAAGCCGTGTCTGCTTTAATGTGTCCGTTAACGTGTAGTTGCTCGTCTGGACTAGTAGTGTTAATACCGACCTTAGACATAAAGTACGATGGAGTGCCATTGTAGCCTGATAATTTAGTAACAGTATTGTCAGCACCAGTTCTTAGCTCTAAAAAGCCGTCAGAACTTGACTGGTACGCGTATACTAACTTTGCATTACCGCCACTATATCGACCAATAAACATGTCGCCGTCACCCGCCAGTTTAACTTCTAGTTTAGCTGTTGGGTTTGAAGTACCAATACCAAAGTTACCGGCTGGAGTAATACGCATACGCTCAGCTATGGTACCAACGTTGCCGCCAGTTTGATTGTTTGTATAGAAGCGTAGCCCCGTATTCCAAGTGCCAGACTCTTTAAAACCATCTATGCCAGCTAGTAATCCCGGATTTCCTGCAAAAGCAAAAAACAGTCCAGCTTTATTTCCTGTACCAACTTCATCTTGATTATGTAAAACAATAGCAGCATTTTGATAATCACTAATATTAGTAGCTGATGAATTAGTATTATTTACACTATGTGTTACTTGAAATTTTGTCCAAGGAGTTAGGGTACCAATAGCTACACTACCACCATTAGGGTTTAGTACTAACGGGTAATTTGTTGCCAAACCATCTTTATTAGTAGATTGAATCCATGCATAAGTTGGACCAACATTCATACCAAAGTCTAATGTTTCGCCGTATACAGCACTATTTGGTGTTAAGCGCAAAATTCCGTTTTGAGTTGTGCCTGAAGTTGCAGGAGCGCCCGAGTTTAAACCATAACTAGTATTAACATGAAGCCTTTGAGTAGGATTACTTGACCCAACACCAAAGTTACCGTCTGACGTAATACGAGCTTTTTCTGACCCACTTACACGCCAAATATGAGAATTACCTGAATGATAATATAAGTTATCGTCTGCACCACCTGAGCCACCATAGATGGAGGCATTGGTGTTATTCCAGCGTAATTCACGCTTGGTGTTAAGAACAATTGCACCACTAGCAGTTGAGTTTGCATCTGCTTGGCCTGGGTATGAAGTTAATCCGCCCGTTAAGAAGTTACCGCTAGAATCAATACGAACACGTTCTGTTGGAGCAGAATCAGTATTGGTTCCTCGTGTGTAAAACAACAAAGACGCACGACTATCTGAAGCATCAAACTCAAGAGCAGATATTTTTGCGGCAGGATGGGTGTTGGTTACACCAGTTGCAAAACCAAGTGCTGGCTCTTGTAACGTGCCTGAGTCAGCCGTAATTGAAATACGAATGAGCTCGCCGCCAGTACCGTTTACGTTTAATACTGATAAGGGGGAACTTGTGCCAACTCCAAAATTAGTACCGTCAAAAACTAGAGCACTGCCGCTGGTTAACGCTTTAGAACCATTTAAGTATGGTACGCCGTTTACCACACCAGCACCTAATATGGGATTTGAACCAAATGTTTTTACACCAGCAACAGTTTGATCACCAGTTAATTTTACCACAGCATTATCTGCTGCTTTTGTGGCTAATAGAGTGTCTGCTTCGGCTTTGATGTAACCATCTGACAATCCACGTGGAAAGTAGGCAATGGCTTCAACGCTGTCGCCTAATAGTGCACCTGAGGTTAGGGTAAACACTAAACCATCGGCTGCCACATAGTCGTCGCCACTGATTAGTTTAACACCGTTTTGATAAACGTCCAAGTACCCTAGCGTATATCCTGCACTTGGTGTGAATACAGTTTGATTGGCAGTGGCTGTAAACGATGTTTGAACACGTTGTGATGCCACGCCTGGACTATTTCCTATGTAACTCATGCGTTACCTCCCACTGCTTTTTCTGGCCATGTTATGTTAAACGGAAAGCCTGCTTGTTCAGGCACTTCCGTTAAATCTTGTACATATGCATCAAGATCTGCTATGTTATCTACTTGTGGCTTATTTAGTCTTGCTAGTCTAGCATATCGTTCAAAACGCCACTGTATTTCTTTGATTAACAAGTCTCTTGTAGCTCGCATACTATTAGACAAGTTTAGTGTGCGAACGGCTAGTACATCTTCTGGAGTATCTAAGTCTTTGGTCCAAGTTACATGCCACACACCATCCACTAATTGTGGAGGCTGTGGAATGTAGTCATACGCATCAACTATAGGTCTTTGCTCTACTACAACATCTACTAAACCTAGTTCTATTAGTTTTTCTGCAGCAAAAGGAAACTCAAGTCCGTTTTCAACAGCTTGTTCGTAAGACTCAGCACTCAAAGGATACTCTGTTATAGCTCCATTGCTTATTTTAGCTAAATTCATTTTATTTCCTATTATTACATCGAATATGTGTAGTAACTATATGCTCTCATAGTAACATAAGTGCTAAATGTACATATATTACCCATCGTACTGTATAGAGTTGAGACTTGAGCATCAGTCATTGATATTGCAAAGTAGGTCTTGTATTGACTACTCTTCGTCTCATGTATTGTACAGTTTACTGCTGTGGCCGTTACGCCCGACTGGTCAACTACCACAATACCATACCACGTTCTATTAGTACCTGAAGGTGCAGCCATCCAGCCTTGATAGTAACCAAAACTTGATCCACTGTAACTAGAGCCGTAATAGTTTGAGCTGCCGTTAGTTGAACTAGACCACTTAGGAGCTAAAGCAAATCTAACTCCTCCTGACGATGTATTAATATTGATTGTTGAGCCAGAATAGCCAGGACTGTAGTCCATGTTAGTATATATGCTGAATGTACCTGAGCCCGAATTGCTGCTCCATTGACCGCTGCTTGGTTGATTACCACTAATGTAAGACGAGTCTTCGCCACCAACAAACAACTTAGTGCTTGCCATGTTAGTCATGGTGCCATCATACTCTGTGGGAACAGGTAAGCCGGTAATTCCGCCGATAGTAGTAATCATACTGTACCAACCAGTACTACCTCCACCTGCTCCTGCAGTTGAACTAATCGTAATAGTTTTATATGCCCCAGAGCTATAAGATACTGTAGTAGCTCCACTGCCAACAAAGTTAAGAGTATCGCTTGAACTACTTGCCGTTGCCCCAGGATTTCCATTAACGTATATGTTTGCAAACGAATAACCTCCGCCGCCACCGCCTAAACTAACATAGTTTTGAGATATGTTAGTAATACGTCCGTATATATCAACAGTAATTTGTGGTAGGTATATATAACTGCCACTAGAATAACTATTACCGTAAGTACCTGCACTGGCTCCGCTAGTGGCTAGTCCAACGGTAACTGCTGAACTACCGTTAAAGCTAGTTCCTGTTAGGCCAGTGCCAATAGTAAGAGCATTAGTGGTAGTACCACCACCACCGCTTACAGTACTCCAAATAGGTGCAGCATTAGCACCCTGAGAAGTTAGTACTTGACCAGTAGTTCCGTAATTAGCACCGCCACCAAGACCAAATTGCCCTGCAGAAGCTATACGCAAACGTTCTGTAGTATTTGTATAGAATTTTAAAGTATCGACACTGTGCTCATAGCTAATCGCACCATTACCTGCACTATCTGTTGTACTAAAATATATTTCGGAGTAAGCTGGACTTTTAATGCGAATTAATTGAGATTGAAATCTTCCAGTCCCAATAAGATTAGTACCATCAAATGTTAAGGCATTGCCAGTAGTAAACGCTTTTGAGCCATTTAAATAGCCAACGCCATTTGCAGTACCTGCACTAAAATCCATTTTAGGTAGTGTTACTGCCGAAGCTTTTAAATCAGGAGTATCAATTGTACCATCCTGGATGTTTGCACCGGACACCAATCCTTGTGCTAAACTATTTCCAATGTATGCCATTTGAGCTCCTTAGTTTGTGTCGACTAGGTATGATAATACTGCGTCTGCTGTTGCACCTGCGCTAGACCAAGCTGTAACTGAATCGCCAGCTTCTAGCACTAATTTTTGGTCTCCACCTACAATGGAGATTGCACCACCAGGTAATACTGTGGCGTCTTTAACTAAAAAGGCAGAACCTCCGCCATTTTTAACTAGCTTGGCGGATATTTGAATATTGGCGCTGCTGGTATTTGCCAGTGATAAACCAATTAAAGTTTGTGCATAACCTGCAGCTACTGTATCGGTAATAGTAGTTGGTGAAGCAGCTACTCCAACATTGGCTGATATTTTTGATTTGAATGCCATGTTCTAGTCCTTATCCTAATGCAATAGCCATAGCAACAGCTTTTGCAGTTGTACGAGTAGAACTATCTACTTGTAAATTTGTTCTTGCGGTAGGCAAGTCTGCTAAATCACTTAGATTAGCAGACTTGACCATTTTTTCACCGACTTCTGTGTTTAAGTTAATAAAGTTGTTATCAACTTCTTCATTAGTAAGAGGAGTACCTTTGGCGGTAGCACCCAATACGCGAGTAATAATTGTTGCCATAGGTAACTCCAGTTAAAATTAAGCTACAGTTACTTTCCAAGTGATTGTCAATGTGTCTAATGCACCTTTGTTAATCACTGCAAAAACTGTGCGGCATAGCATAGTGCCAGCTGTTACGTTGTTAAAAATACCAGCTTCTGTAACTGCACCAGTACCAGTACCGGCACCAAATGTAGCAACATATTGAACTGCATCATTAGCTACGCTTGTAGTAACAATAGTAGTTGAAGTTAGTGCAACACGGCCTAATTCACTACCCAATGCAGTATTAGCAGCAGCAGCAGCAGTAGCACCTGCACCAACAGCCATGTGACTCATTGCAGTTGCTGTAGCGTCTTTCATGCGTGAAGCAATGTAAGCAAGACCTGAACTAACTACTAAGTTATGCTCGTCTTGTTGTTTTACGTTACCGTTTTCGTCCGTTAGAACTAGGGTCAACGTACCTTTAGTTTTGATGTTGTCTTGTAACATATAAAATCCTTAATAAGTATAAGTTTCACCTGTATAGCCCAACTCTGCGTAGTCCTGAGAGAAATAGCTTTGTAAAGTAAGTGAAATTGTTTGGGATATTGCTATTGAATCCAGTCTATTAGACTCAGTAAGCAAGATTACAGTATCGCTACTGTTAGTAATATCTGAAAGTGCTTTGTTAACAACAGCAGCGAATACTTCAGATAAAATTTGGTTTTCATCAACAGATCTTTGATAGTCGGTTAATGTTGTGACTGTGTCGGCGTTAGCAGCATAATCAGCAAGTACTTTGTCAATTACGGCAATCTGATCATCGTCAATGTTAGCAGCACCAAAGAAGTCGTCAGTTGCATCTACTAACTCTGAAATTTCAGTAGTTGTATCCTTGCCAATAACTTCTGAGGTTGTTGTGGTATCAGATGTTTGTTTAGTAGTATCAAATACTTGAATATCTGAATTTGATACTAAGTCTGTTGTGGGTTTTGTAGTATCTAAGCTAACTGTGTCGGTTTGTACCACAGTTTCTGAAAAGTCTCTTAGTGCCGTAAACTCAGTGATAAAACTTTCTAAAATGCTGGCTACTTCTGCTCGTGCGGTAGAAAAATCTACTATAGCCGATTCTAGCGCATTTGCAATTTCAAACTTGTTTAATTCAATATCGTAAACAGCATCGTCAACAGTAGCTATTGTTTCATATTTAGCAGGCTCAATGCTTTGCGTAAATAAGTCAGCTTGTGTTATAGTTTCTGTTCTGCTAGTATCAAAGCTAACAGCAGTTTCTTCTAGTACTGTGCTTGTTTCGCTACGACTAGTTAAAAAGTCAACTGCAAATACTTCTGATAAGGTGGCTGTGCTAACTACGTCTTTTGCAAAATCAAGTGTAGCCAAGTCTGTGGCAGCAGCTGTTTCTAAAAACGTTCTTAGAAATTCCGCAACAGTTATTACTGTGTCGCTGTTAACAGCATAGTCTACTAGTACTTTGTCAAAAGCAGCAATTTGATCATCGTCAATGTTTGCTGCACCATAAAAGTCATCAGTTGCGTCTATTAGCTCACTGTAAACTGCTTCAAAGTCAAACGTTTGTTGTTCGGTTGTTGTAGCTTGATCTAGTTCTAATTTTTCTACTGTTTGCGTTACTAGTTCTGTAAAAGTACTTTGGTCGTCGCTAACACGTTCTACTAACTGCTCTACACGATCTGTGGTTTGCGTTAGTTCAGTAAAGATTCTAACAGCTTCATAGAATCTGGTAAAATCATCCGTGTTGTTTACAATGTCTAATTGAACTGTGCTAGTATGAAGTTCTGCTTGCTCAGCCGTTGTCGCTAAATCGCTGCTAATTTGCTCTACATCAAAAACACTTGTTTCTGAGATGGTAGCTTGATCATTCGTGACTTTAAAACTATCAAAGTTTGTTTGTTCTGAATTAGCAGTTTGGTCTACAAGAACTTTGTTTGTGTCTAGTTCTACTTGCTCTAGTAGTGCAGCTGTTTCTGAGAACAGTCTAATGTAATCTACTAGTCGTTCAAAAGCGTCTGAAAATGTAATATAATCAGCAAGTACTTTATCAAACGTAGCTGTTTGATCATCGTCAACATTTGCTTCACCAAAGAAGTCATCTGTGGAGTCTACTAGGTCTTCAAACTCTTTTGTTATAATAATTTGTGTAATCTGGTCTCTGGCATGAACAGCTTTAAACGTGTAATCTGTTATATCAAAAACATAATCTTCTAAGAAGTAATCGATCTCATTAATATTTAAACCAATTAGTTTAGTAAGCAGCAATTCTGCAATACTAACTTGATCGTCTTCTGCTGGTCGCGTAAAATCTTTGTTGACTTGCTCCGCTACAACTGCAGCGTCTTCTATATCTGGCTTGTCAACGTCAAAGTAGTACTGTTCGTTTTGAGTGTTAAAATTATCTATACTAGTTTGGCCCACATCAGCTGTTTGTAAGTCTGAGTTTGTGGTTTGATCTGTTATATCTGGTCTAACTAAATCTATGCTAGCTTGCTCAAGTACTGTTACTTCATCAACTCGGTCAGCTTTAGTTACTGAGAATATTTGTTGTTCTGAGTTTGAAGTTTGATCCAGTTTGGATAAGTCTACTAGTGCTATTTGCAAATCTGTGTTTACAACAGCATCAAATTTTGGTAGTTGTGGTTCTAAGTAAGCTTGCTCACTTAGTGTAGCTAAGTCAACTACATCTGGTTTGTCAACATCAACTGCAAAGCGTTCTTCAGGAACAACCCAGTCTAACACAACTTTAAAAACTTGTGCAATTTGATCATCATCAACGTTGGCTTCACCAAAGAAGTCATCAGTTGTAAATACTGTGTCTTCAAAGGTTCTGTTAAAATCTACAATGGTACTAAGTACATCACTGAAACCAATTGTTTGATCTTGTAAATTTTTGCCTATTAATATAACTGCATAGCTTAAATTTGCTAGTGCTGTTATGTCTGCTAAATACTTGCCAACATCTGAGGTTAGCAAATCAGGGGCATTAGCTACGTCTGATAGTACTTTTTCAAAGTCTTGATTTAATAACTCAGCATTAGTAGTAGAATCAGCAAACGTTCTAAATGCAGTCCAAACTCGGTCAAATACATCTGAATTAGTTGTAACGTCTTCGAGTACTTTTTGTAGTAATTTACTTACCTGCTCTTCAGTAGTATTTAACTCACTTAAATTCTTGAAAACTTGAAATAATTTCTGTTCACTAAGCCCAAATTTGTCGCTTAAAAACTTAAATAGTCTAGCATCAGGTATATTTTCTTCGCCTAAGCCAGTAACTACTACTTTTATTAATTCTTCATTTGAGCTTGCTGGATCTAGTGTGGGAGTTACCACATGAGAAACAACTGTTGGCGTTGATGTACTAGTGGTTACAGATACATCTGGAACACCGGTAGTAAGTCCACCGCCTGTTACCTCAATAATATTAGTATCTGTTGCCATAACATTCCTTAATCGTTAGCACTATAAGTAGGACTAAATAAAATTTCTACCATACCTCTTACAGGCTTCCACGTGCGTACAAAAATATTATCTTGAGGCTCTGTAACACGTAGCTCAAAGAATCCGTATACTGGGCTACTTACTGTGGCCATTTGTGACCACGTACTGGCTAGGCTTTTAGGAAACTGTAAATATACTTTATTTAATGTAGTCTCTAGCCAGTTTGTGCTGCCTGAAGGCGGCACTGCATTAGTTAAAGCTACGCCACTTAGTAATTTGTAATATTTACCGTTGTATAGTACAATTTCTTCTCTGTTGTATGCTTGTGCAGCATCCCAGTTACCACGATTTGTTGGAACTCTAACATTTAGAATAATTGTAACGGCATTGGTTTTAACATTTTCGGGTCGTGTTGCCTGAGACTGAACATTATCACCCTCTACAACTACTGCTTCATAAGTATACCCAGCAGTAACATCTTCTACAAAGTTTAGTGTAATAGGAAACTCTAATTGTTCGCCTCTAACAAAACTAAATAAAATATCACCAGAGTCCGTGATAATATCGTTTGCGGGGTTTAACAGCCTAGATCTTGCCATGTGAGTCACCTTGTCTTAATAGTTTAAAGCTACTTACTTCATTAGTAAGTGCAACAACTTCTCGCTGTAGTCGTTGATTTTCTATAGTTAACATTTGTAGTTGTTGATTTAGCGTAATTACTTCGTTGTGTAATCTACCTAGCTCTACGCTAAGAGCTGTATTCTGTTGGCTCATACGTTCCAATTCATTATGCATAATTTTGATAATTGAATTTTCTGCGTCAGTGGTTTGCCAATATTTTAAGATTTTTTGGATTCCAAGCATTACAACAACAGCTGCCATAGCAACCGCGCCAAATGCTTGAATTAAATTTTCGGGGACTAGTTCTGGCATCAGATGTTCTCCTGGCTTATTGGGGCTAGTTATAATAACTAAGCTAATGGTAATGTAATATGGTGTTCTGAACTAGCTATCTGCTTGTCAAGAAAAAATTTAAACATCTGTGGACATTTTGTATTATTATATCACAAGGGCAGGCTAATGTCAACATAAAAAAATACCAGCCCTAAAGCTGGTATTTTTATTTACCAACCTTTTATATCAAGACTGGTGTTATAGAATTTATGAAACTGATACTGAAGACTATTTGAGTTACTGCGGCCATAGATACTAAAGCTTTGAGTTAGCTCAGGATTAGTGTTATCAGGAAATACACAGTAATATATAAGTGCACTTGAGCCCCAACTACGCATTAATTTTTGTAGTTCTTGGCGGTCAGTGTCTGACAAGTACTGCAAGTCAAATCTCATGGTTTCAGTAATAGGCTTTCGGTCTTCATAAGTGTTACCACTACGAGTTGTAGTGATCTCGCTTGAATCCTCATAACCTAGTTCAATACCATTATTAACTTGTCGTGAACTTTCCCAATAAGCACCGCAAATAATTTTAGCACAGTCAACGGCTCTGTCGCTGGTTACTGTAATAACCACTTTTTGAGCTTGATACCTTTGGGTAAACCAAATACTAGTTTTGGTTGCACCACCAAAACCAAAGTCAACATATGTGGGCGCTGAACTTTTATTGTAAAGTGTAACTGTTCGACCTGTGCAAGCTTGTCTGGGTCCAGTATCGGTTAGTGGAATTGTGCTTGTAAGATCGCTAAACAACTGTACTTGTATAGTTCCTCCTGCAATTAAGTTTGTTGCTGGTAGTGCTACACAATTAATTGTTTGTGCGGTGCTCCAGCTTAGGGTGTAGGTTACAGTTGTATCACTACTGCGATGTACACTAGTTTTTTGAGTGTCTTTAAGGTTATCAACACTAAAGCCTGCGGCAGTTGAACTTGCCACAATAGTGGCAGAGTCTGCTAAGTTATTATAAATTAAACGTAGGTTTGGCATGTTGTTCCTTAAACTGATATGCTAATGTATGGGCTAGAGCCAAAGTCAATAACAAAAGTACCTGCTTGATTTTTAATTTGTTGGCCTACTAGTATTCCGCCTACAGCTAATTTGTCTGCACCAATAGTACCAGTTACTATTAAATCACCGTTAATTACAACACTAGGGTCTGTCCAAGAACCAGTCCAGTATCGGGTATATGATTTTGTAGCGCTTGCACCATTAGTAAGAGTAACCGTATCACCAATACGTAAGTGCGATGTTAAGGATAGGTCTCCGGCAAATGTTTCACCATTTACCATATTATAGATAACTCGGTTTGCTTTAAGGTTATCCCACTGCTCCGAGTATATTCCATACTGTTTGCCGTATCCAATCAAACTACCGCGAACACCAGGATCACCATCTCTACCGTTTGTACCCACATACCTGCTTCCAGCACTATATGTAAAGTCAGCGGCAGCTACAGTTTTTGACCCAGTACGAATATAAATGTCGCCAGCAATATAGGAATCATGCCAGTTACTATTATCTGCACTATACTGTACTTTTATAATAGTAGCACTATTAGCGGCATTAGAGGCAGCAGTAGCTGAATTACCGGCATTAGTTGCAGCAGTACCTGCATTAGTTGCAGCAGTACCAGCATTAGTTGCAGCAGTACCAGCATCTCTTGCTGCATTAGTTGCTGCAGTTTCAGCTTGGCTTATTACTGTAAAAACATTAGATCCAGCTGAATTAGTAATACTTAAACCACCAGCATCAAACTTTAATTGAGCACCTCCTGGGGTACCTACTCGTAAGTGTCCGTTGTTGTCTACATAAAAACCAGTACCAGTAGTCAAATTAGTAGCGTCTCCGCCCTTAAGTGCTCCAGTAATAGTCAGAGTACCTGTGTTAGCGCTAATGGCTTGTAAGTTACCAACTTTTAAACTACTTATATAAGGATAGCCCCATGTAGTATTTCCAGCACTAACGTAAACTCCATCGGTTTGATACAGTGTTTCGCCTTCAGCTATTACAGTAGGTGCAGTAGAAGACCAAGTTTTTCCTGAAAACCATGTACCTGCTACTGGCAGTGTATCGCCAGTAGCAACATATGTAGCAGGAGATCCTGCAGGAGCGCTAATTGCTAAAACATACGCTCTGCGGGCCGCTGCCCCATCAGTGCCGTAGTAACTAATTGGTCTTATACTAGCTTGTGTCCAGTCAATATTACTAGTTGGTTGAGATGTTGCTTGCTGTACAAAAACTTCAGCAGAATAAAGAACTTGTCCTGCTGCTCGTGCAGGTGCAGTAATAGACCAATTGGTTGGCGCAGTATATGACCCGTTAGACCAAGTAAGAGTACTTGTACCAGATATACCTGGTATACTAGGCGAGTTCTGATATACTGTTACAGTTTTTGTTTTTATTACTTCATTGGCTTCGGTAGTTACAGCTCTTATACTGGCACCAGCCCAATTGGTTGAAATTTGTGTAGTTACTACACTTGCTTCAGCTATAATGTTTTTAGCAGCTTTCCATAATACTATACCTACATTACCAGGGTTAGTAGATGGACTTAGTGCCCACTGATCACCACCATTGTATACATGAGTATTGGTAGTCCATGTATATACACTAGAGCCACTAGGTACTGCAGGTGTTCCTACACTCCAAATATACAAGTATAGTTCTTGAGTTTGTATTCCGCCAGCTCCAGCTTTAGCCTTGGTAATATTATACGTAGTATTATATACTATATTATTTCTAGTAGCTGTTAATGTAAAATTGTTGTTGTTACCAGTCCAAGTATTTGGAGCTGCTTGAGTTAATGTTATTTTTCCTGTGGAACTATTTACACTAACTGTAAGGCCGTTGGCAGTTTGTGATGCAGGACCATATGTAATACCTTCAGTAATTTTAACTACACCATTGTATAGTTCTACAAAATTATCGTCTGCGGGTAGAGTATAGCCACTGCCATCGTTATAGCTAGGTACTAGATCAATTGATCTTTGTACTTTTGCTAATAGTTGATTTAATACTCTTGTTATTGTAACTGGAGTAGCCTGATAGTTTGAACCCTGCCAGTTTACACTAGCATTAATAGTTGCGAAATCACTAACAAATTTGGAAGGATCTATTACTAGTCTGTTGGGATTTGTAGGATCAACTGAAGGCGCTTGCGTAAAACCACTAGTAGTAAATACTACTGTACCTTCTAATTTACCAACTAAACTGGCTGTTACTATTACCTGAGCTGGTTGAGGTAAATTATCTGTACCATATTTAAACTGTAAGCTTGAAGCGCTTAAGGCTATATAGTTTTCACTAATCTGTAATACCCTAGGTTCAGTACTACGCAGAGCAATATCTCTGGAATTAATTGGTGTATTCATATTATACTAATACCCCTATGTTTACAGAGCCTGTAGTCCAGTTTCTTGTAACTGAGTATACTAGGCCTAATTTTCCGCTTGAAAGTCCGAATCTTGCAGAGGTTATTTGTACAACATCACCTAGTTGTACAAACATTAAGTGTGGTAAGTAATCGGCACTTATTACGTATCTTTGCTCTTGCCATAAGGCAAGTCGTTTAGCTGTTTCAGCTTCTGCTCCAGCTGTTGTAATAAGTAGTGTTTCTTCTTCTGCTACAGCCCCACTATCACGATACAAACTCTTTTTAGTTGCATTAACTTGATCTGAATAAAACCACTGCTGGTCAAACTTACTGGTTGGGTTTACACCTGCAGCTACCGTACTTTGTACAGTATAATTTTTACAGTAGCCCAACTTAATGCTAGGTTTTACTGGAAACATTTGAGATATACTAAGTGAGTTGATGATCATGTTATTATCATCTAAATAGTACTTTGGCGTGCCTGTGGGAACTTTTATTTCAACTAGTCGCAATTTACTAGTACTAACAACTCCGTCAGTTACTACAATTGAGGGACATATTAAATTAGCGTTTAAACTTTTTGCTAACTGATTGCATGCTTCTAGTATATTTACACGGTCGCTGGAATAAAATCCTACTGGACTAGTGTTTGTAAAATCCCCGAAACTAATCTCGCTGGAGCTGAATCGGTTTTCTGCGGTGCCATAGTTAGTTACTATTTGACTTATAATCCCTGGCACAGTATTTGTATAAGGAGTTTTTCCTTGTGCACTACAAGTAATTGTTCCGTATGGTTTTGCTAGTAATGTAAAAGTTCCTGTGTTATTAGACTCAGTTACATTAATTGGCACACCATTGTCACGTACTTCAATTAGTCCACTAATGGCCCCGTCATGTACCATGTAAACTTGTCCAAGACCAGCACTGCTGCCATTATCTAGTAGCAGCGGCTGAACGTTAAACGCTTCACCAAATAGTAGTGGAAGTACAGTGCTTAGTGTATTTTGAGAATAACTGGTGTCTGCTAGGGTGCGTTCTGAGATAGGGTCATTTAAACGTTGTAGTTTATCAAACAGTGTAAAGCTTAATGAGTTTTCACTAGGTGCGGTAATTTCTTGAATTAATCCGTCAAATATTAACACAAAGTCGCTTTTAGGCCAACTAGGGTCGCCTAAGTATACTTTGACAGGTCGCTTGTTCCATACATACTGAAGGTAATCATCATGAATACCGCCAGTGTTTACAAACTCTAAGCTACCAAAACTAAGCGAAGCTTGCCCGTCAACATTTAAAGTTTCAGAAAAGCTAAGACCACCTGTTATGGAGGCATTATAATTTTGATTATCACCAAAATATGCTACACTAGACAGAAAAAAGTTGGAAACAGGTGCGTTTCCAACTTCTGTGATATCTGCCAATATACATTTAATATGACCTGGCGTATTAAGCCAGGTCAAAATTTCTGATACTGTTTTCATTTAATAATTGCCTTATTTTGAATACGAGCTACCTGAACAGTTTTATCAGAACTAACTGTAACTGCTTCTGCAATTTGCTCAGTATTGCGATTTGTGGCTTGAACGTTCATTATAGCACCGTCAGCAACTGTACGCTCTAAACTACTTATTTTCTGATTTAGTTCACGGATTTGAATAGTCATTTCACGAGTATAATTATCAGTGCTACTTAGTCTAGACATTAACACAAAGTTATCTGCTGCAGGAATAATACGTTCACCGCGATGGATTTGAGCAATCATGTCGTTTGGAACATAGTTTGTACCTGCTGCAAATCCACCCCCTACATCTGAACTAGAAGATCCTCCGCTACCGTACCCTGTAGCTGCAAGAGCTAGCACAGATCTATTATATTCAGCAAGTAGTTCTGCAGTAGTTTTACTAGATGCTTCAATACTTTGTAAGAATGTATTAGAGTCTGTTAATTGTTTTAGTTGTAGTTCTGCGTCAGTTAGTTGTTTAGTTAGCATTGAGCCAGCTGAATCAACGTAACCTAGTACACTATTAAAGTCTGCAGTATATTGGCTACCACTGGCAAATAATTCACGACTTAGTGCAAGGAATCTATCAGTTTGTCCTGATAACTTGCCTATAGCCGTATTACGTGCTTGTTCCTCTTCTACTGTTTTTGGTGCTGAATTTATCACAGACAGTAGTGTAGTAATATCAGATTTTGCAGATTGATACTGTTGACTTGTAGTCAATGTACTCTTATCGCCGCTCATTAGTGCATTTTTATAATCACTTAAACTTTGAATCTGTGACTTGATTGTTTTAGTAACATTGTCTAAATTAGACTTTAGATTTTTTGCAGCTGTTTGTTGTGCTTCTATAGCCCAAATTTGTTTTTGCAGTGCCTGATTACTTGCATCTAGTGCAGCTAATTCTTTTTCTCGTAGTGCAACTGTGTTGCCTTCAAGTTCAAGAATTTTCTTTTGCAAGCTTGCACGTTCATCAAGTCTCTTTTCTTCAGCTTTAAACACTTGGTCAATACCCGGTGCTAAATTCATTAGTGCTTGGTAAGTTTCTTGACCTGTTTTAGTAGTAAGATCTAATGATCGAATTAGTGTTACGAATCCTTGACGATTAATATCTGTGCTAATATTTAAGCGGTTTAATTCATCGGTTACTGCTTTTTGTACAGGTACTAATTGCTCAGCTGCTGTTAAGAAGTTAGATTTAAAGAAATCATACTGCTCAACAAATCTTTCTAAGCCGCCTGCGGCATTGGCCATACCTTCAGTAATTTGATACACTCTAGTAACTACTGTGTCTATACCCATATTTGTAAGAACCTGTTGGATCTTAGTATTAGTATCTACAACGCGCACTACAGTAGTCAAGTAGCTTTCGCCAAACTTTTTATACTGATCAAAACTAGAGAACAATGTTTTGGCTGCTTCATCTAACTTACTCCCAATTACAGCATTTAATTCCGCTACAATTTGATCACCAGTTAAACCTTTTAAGTCAATGTCAATGTTGGTATTCATAGTATTAAATACACTTTGTACCGAGGCTGCCGTAACTCCTGCTTGTTCGCCAATAGCAGTAAACATATTCTTTGTTTCAACAAATATGTCTTTGATAGATCTAGCTGCTTGTTCTCCAATACTATCTGTTTCGCGGCGACGTTCTGTCCAGTCATCGTCACTACCAAACCAACCACCATCTCTATGGAATTGTGTAACAATATCTTTATATTGTTTAACACTACCAGTAGTATCATCAATTAATTGTTGAAAACTACCTTTTAGCTGAATACCTGCGCTTTCAACACTTGAACTAGCACTTGTTCCACCACCAAATACGCTGCCTAAAATTTTACCAACAATTGGGATACTGCCTAAAAACCCAGGGTCGCTGGTAGTGCCTGTCATGCTACCAAAACCTGTTCCGCCTTGACGTAACCCAGGAATTGCATAGATTGCTGTTGCTGCACCTGTTAGTGCATTAGACAATCTTTCAAATGCTTTTAACATTCTGTTGTCGTAGTTTAATCCTTCAATAGAATTATTTTTAATAATCTCTAGTGATTTATTAATGTTATCTACTTTGCTAGAACTATCTCCAAATACTCCGCTACCAGTTTCAACCTTAACACCTTGGGAGTTATACGTTGTTCCAGTACCTTGAGTTTCTTGACGCTGTTCGCTGTTCATGGCAAAACCTGCGCTTGCAGGAGAACCACTAAAGCTTCCTCCAATTTGGCTTAATAATCCTGCTACAACTGCTGCTGTGGCGGCACCTGCAGCAATATTAAGTGGAAATGGCATGCTTGAAATAGCCTTTACAACCGCAGCTACTCCGTCAATACCCGCTTCTACTACTTTTGCACCTGACTTAGTAAAAGAACTTTTAATAGACATGGCTGTTGCCCAGCCTTCCATTGCAACTTCTTTGACCCACATAGCCATTTTATATAGGTGCATTGCTTTTTCAATTTTATCTAGTGCTTTATAAGCAAAAGTTTTTTCTTTGAATAGCTTTTTAGTAGCATTAACTGCATTAGCTTGGTCTGTTAATTCAGCACGTGCTTGTTGACTCTGAAACTTTGCTAATTCTGCACCTTCAAGTTTTGTGTTTTTAAGAGCTTCAGTACGTTTTGCTTGATTAGTATTTAATTCATCAAACGCTAATACAGCACTGCCAACCGCTTTACCTGTATCCCCAAATACACTACCTAGGCTTTCAGCTACACTTTTAATATCTGCTAAATGTTGTGCTTGTTTAATAAGCTGCTCATTTAACTGACCTTGTAAGTTAATACTATCTTTTGCAATAGTATTTAGTGTAGTATTAGTAGTTAATCTCTTATCTGCTAAACTTACTTCTTCTTTAGCATTTTCTAATGCTGTGCCTGCAGTACTTACTGCCTGCTGAGCCGTAGGATCAGTAGGATTAACTGCGATTAGTTTTTTAGCTGCGTCATATGCTGCTTGTGCTGTACGTTCCGCAGCTTTCTTAGAATTTAGCTCGTTAGTAAGTCTTAGTTCTTGTTCTGAGAACTTTATTTTTTGAATGTCAAGATCAGCTTGAGTTTTTGATCTGCTTAAGGTAAGCTCGTCAACATAACCAAGCTGTGATTTTAGATCAAGTTCTTTCTGTGCAGCACTTAATTTATTTTCTTGTATAGAATTAGTTACAGCTAATTTTTCTTGTTCAATACCTGCTTTAAAAGCTAATTCAGTTTGTACAGCCGCACCTTTTGCTTTAATTTTATTTATATCAATAGCAAACTGTTTAGCGGCCTGATCAAGTTTTAGATTATTTAATTTCTCTGTATTTTGATCTATTAAGTCTAAATAGTTTTCTGTACTAAGTTCTTTTTGTGACGTGCTATAGGCTCGGTTTATATCAGCAAGCTCTTTTGCTAAAACTGCTTCTTTTGATTTATATTCGTCTGCTAATATTGCTTCTTGATTGGCTGCTTTTGAGTCGATTAAATTGGCTGAACTATAAGAATTTAATTGTTCTACTGTAGATAGTAGCTGTCCTTGAATCTCTAGTCGGTTTTTATCTATAGCAATTTTGTCTTGCTCTACTTTTGCAGTATATTGTGCTGCTTTAGTTTCTTTGTCAAAAAGAGCAATTTTCTTTTGTGCATTAATTTGAGCTAATGCAGCTTCTTTTTGTTTTGCAGCCACACTATCGGAGTTAATTGATGATTTTGCTGCTAAAACTGCGCGATCAGCTTCTTCTCCACCACCTAAGCCTGCTTTTACTTGATCTTCGGAAACTTTTTGACCTATTAGATCTTTTGCTACAGCCGAACGAATAGATCTCATTGCTGACTTCTGCATTTGCTCAGCAAGCATTATTTCATCAGCTTTAGCTTTTGGATCTTTTAATTTTTCTTCAGCTAGACGTAATTGCTCAACTGCAGTTAGTTGTGCAAGTATATCTGTGTTTTTCTGGGTTTGTATTTGGGCATTATACGAAGCCTGAACTAGTTCAGCTTGTATATTTAATTCTTGTGTACGTAGTTTATACTCAGCAGAACTTGTGTCAAATCCTGCACTTGAGGCAAAAGATAATTTATTTTTAGTAACTTCAATCGCAGCTAACTCTTTAGTTTTTCTAAGACCTGTTTCGATTTTTTCTAAACCAGCGGCTGCAATTTTTTCAACTAAACCTACTTGGTCTAATGCATATCTACTTCCAATGGCTTTTGCAGTGTTTAAATCTTTTATAGCCTTATTAACGGCACTGTCTGCAGCCTCAATGTCTTTTTGTATGGCTGCTTTTAGTTCGTCTGGAGTATAGTCAGTTGTTTCACCAGCTACTCCAGTAACATTCTTAGCAGAACCAAAAGCACCTTTTCCAGCTTTAGCGTCAGCAGCTGCATTTCTTGCTTCTTGTAAAGCTTTTTCCGCTTTAGTTATTTCTTTTACTGCTTTTCCAGCATCTTGTAATGCCTGTATATCTATGCTACTTCCTAATGCTGCTAATGCTTTAGGATCTTTACTTAACTTATCTATCTCTACAAGGGCTTTTAGTGGATCTTGTAATGCTTGTGCTAATTTATCAGAAGCTTGAACTAACTCTACACCCATTTTACCTTGTAAATCTGTAAAAGCATTAGCTTGAATCATCTGATCTGTAAGTTTAGCAACAGTATTCAAACTCTCGGCAAAAGCTTTGGCTGCATTTGTAGAGTACTGCTCTTGATCTTGAATAGCTTTTAGTTTACTTCTTAATTCGTCAAACTTACGTAGTAAGTCTGCTTTTGGTATAGCATCTATTGCATCAGATAAAGCTTTTGTATCGTTAAGCAAGTTAGGATCAGTTAATCCAAGAGTTTTTGCAATTATGCTTTCATTTTCACTTTTAAAAGAACTGAACTCTAATGCTTTTATTACGCCAGTTACAGTTTGTTTAGCACTCTCTTTAATTTTTGTTGCATTATCTCCGCCCCATAGTTTAGAGAAATTGTCTTTAAAAGTGTCCCAGCCTTTAGCAGCAGCGTCAAATTTTCTAATAGCCACTATTTGAGCTTCGAACGCGTCTGTTAGCCCGCCTAATGCATTAGTAAATGCTACAATACTTTCTAAGCTAAAAGACTCTTTTTTCTTTTTAATATAAAGATCAAAAGTATCATTAACTCCTTTTAGTGCTGCAGTTGTAGATTCTGTAGCAAGAGTAAAAGCTTCTTGTTCTTTTGCAGCTTTTGCAGCATAGCTATCAAATAAAGTAAATAATGCTACCGCAGCACCTACTACTTGACCTACCATTCCTAATGCACCTACTACACCCATTATCCTAGTTGTTACTGCCGCAAAGCCGCCTTTGGCTAAAGTAGTATATTTATCTAACCCTGTTAGTCCTTCTTTTTTAACCTGCTCATTTAATAGTGCCCAACTTTGTCTTACACCAAGTACAGAAGCAGTTTCTGCTGCGTTAGCCACTAACTCGCTCTTAGTAACTTCTGTGCGTAATTTAGTGTATTTGTTTAAAGCAAGAATTTCTGGGTCAAATCTGTTTTGAGATTTGCTAGCAACTGTTTCAGCTTTGTCAAATCCTTGGCTTAAAGCCATACGCTTCTTATATAGGTCAATAACTGATTCAATATATGCTTTATCAGCTTTTGCAGCAGCAATTTGTGCTTCGCTAGCTTCTTTAGTACCTTTTTTACCTGTTGCAATAATCTGATTACGATTTTCTAATATGCCGTTAACTTTAGCTAAAGCTTTACCATCTGCTTCACTAGCTTGTGCTAGTACCCCAACGGAGGTTTTATCTAAAGCAGAGTTTTTACCTAATTTATTTAAACTAGCTTCCGCACGAGCAACATCCTTTTGAAGGTCAGGTATTTTAAATCTTTCTGCTAACTTATCTTGGAAGTTATCAGGAAAAGATTTAGAAAATGCTTGAGCAGCATCAGCTGCTTTTTTCTTAGTGTCTTCTAAGCCTTTACGTAATTCTCCAATTGCAGGTATAGCTTGCTTTAATAACAAGTATATAATTCCTGCAAATGCTGCGCCAAGAGCTGTAGGTGACTCTGCTAAAAACTTTACTGCAGGGCTTAAAAACTTGTTTATAAGCTCTAAACCAGAAGTAGCTAAATTCTGTACGCTGGCTAATAGTTTGTCATATGGGTTCGCGGCTACATCTATAGCTGCGAATTTTTCTTTAGCTTGGTCTAGTACAGCGTTAGCAAATGCTTGACGTTTTTCAAAGTCACTTAACGAAGCTACAGTCTTACCTACTGACAGCGCGTACTTTTGTGAGGCCTCATCCACCTTAACAAATATACCTAATTCGTCTAATAGTTCTGGCTCAATCTTACTAATACCACGGCTTAGTCGACTCATAGCATCAGACATGTTTAGGCCTAAAGCCTGTGATGCTTTATTAGCTGCTAGAGCTAGGTCTTTTATTTGTGTAGTATTTAACCCAGCTGAACTAGCTTGAGCTACAGAAGTCATTGCTTCTCTTAAAGAGATTGCACCATCAACGCTTTTAGCAATCTCTTTAGAAAGAGTGCCTAAATTACGACCACTCGCAGCACCTAGTTGGTCAAGGCCTTTGACCATAGACTCTGTAGCAGCAGCTTCTCTTAAAGCATTAAACGCAGCACTTACAGCAAATAAGTTTGCAGCAAATATTGCATACACGCGTACTAAACCATCAACACCTCGTGCTTGTTTAGCAAAGTCGCGCCCACTAGCACCACTAGTTTGTGCGGTACCTTGTAAATTCTTATATCCTGTATTATCCATAGCAGCAGCCGCAGCTTTACGGCTACCGCCAGTACCGCCTTCTTGAACGGCTTTACTGGCACGTGTAGCATTTTTAGCTAATGCTTCTAGCTGTTTATTAGCAGCTGCGGCTTCTTTCTCAGTTCTTGGTAAAGTACCATTAGAACTTACGTCAATACCGACTTTTATTGTGTCATTACTCATGAACTCTCCCAGCATTATATCACTACAGTACGAAAGCCATAGCAAATATTTATAGATGTCCCTCATTATATCATGGGCGCTGGCTAATGTCAAACCAAAAAATTTCAAGCAATAAAAAAGCCCACAACTAAGAAGTTGAGGGCTTTTTATCGCTAGCTTGCTTTACTTTTTCATTTATTAGACGTTTACGGATATTATCCATAGCGCGTATAAATGTCAAGTATATTAGTCTGTCTTCGTGTGGAATATCATAGATGTTTAGTAATTCAAAAACAATTGAAGTATTTTTACCCTGATAAGTTCCACTCATGCCATCCCATATATCGCTCATTAAAAAATAGATGCTAAATACCTGCTGAATCTCAACAGGAAAATCATCCATTTCTACCGGTATCTCAGCCTCTACAGGCTCAGTACCAAAAGCTTCACACATTTCAAAATACTGAGCTTTAGTCATGCTAACGTCAGAATTCTGAAAATAGTTTTCCAGAGAATTAATTATTAACTCTGTTTGTTCGTCGAAAAGTTTCCCAAATCTGTGACCTGTTCGCTAATAAAACTGTCAAAACTGGTAGAAGCTTTCATCAATGCAAGAGCATTGTCTTGTGTATATTCTAATTCGGTATTTGCTTGATCAGCACTTACTTCCACTGGAGCTAGTTGCTCTAGATAAGACATTTTTAAACCCTTCCAACCTTTGATAGAGTTCTGAACGTATAGGTCCAAAAACAAATCATCGTTGAGTTCTTCAACAGGCTGGCGATTTTTAAATGTGGTTTTAGTTGATTTTTTACGAATTGATTGTAAAATTTCACGGCTTAAAAAGTTAATAGTAACTTCAAAGCCTGGCATACCTGGGTATTCGACTACGTTAGTCTTACTAGGTACAAGCATTGATTTTAAAGAAAGTTGAGTAGACATTATTGCCCTTGTTATATATTTATATGGATGGTTAAAAAGAGATACCGGTGATCAAGCCGGTATCTATAAAACTAATAACTATTAATTAATAGCCAGTATCTGCTACAAAGTAACGAATTTCGATTTCGTTATTTGAACCAATATCAAATGCACCGCTAGCTGAACCTTGAGCTGTAAAGCCGATGGTAGTAGAAATAATTTGTTCTGTTGCAATTGTTGGAATCTGTAACACAACCGCTGGCATTACTAAGTCAACACGTGTTAGTGCACTTGCTGTACCACCAATGCTCATTTTTAAGTTATAAGCTGGGTTAACATCACTTGAACTTGCAGTAATAAGTGCATTGTATAGTGCTGTTGCACTCAATGTACCTGTACGTAAGTATGCATTTACACTACCTGTTACTGAACGAGTACCTGTAAAGTATGTAATAGGTTGGTTAACAACACCTAAGTTACTTGGTGTTAAATATGTAACGTTGTTACTAATTGTTACGTTTCCACCTGTTAGGGCGATATCGTAAGGACCAACTGTACTACCGTTAATATCTTTGTACAATGTAACTGTACTTAGTTTGTTAGCTAGATAAGCTGCTTTTGTATCTTTTAGTACTGCTTCACCAACAAAGATGCTGTCGCTAGAAGAAGTAGCTACAGTTTTCTTTAGGCCTACGTTGTCTGATAAGTTAGTTTTACCAAACTGACGAATAGCACTGGCTTTACCAGCCCACTGAATCATGGCGATTGTATCTAAACCAAAATCCATTGTTGCTGAGTCCATAACACAGTTGTCAATAACAAAAGTGGCGTCGTCCAAGCAAATAATCATACCAAATGGTAATAGTTGATTTTTGTTAGATTGTGCTAATGTTGCTACAGCGTATGTTGTAGTACTTGCGTTTGAAGCACTGTCTGTCCAAGCAGTAGTACCAGTTGAGTTATAGTCGCCGCTTAGTGCAACTTGACTAAACATAGCGTTCCACAAGTGTCTTTCTTCTGCAGTAACTTGGTGTGTACCTTCAGCACTTTGAGCATCGCGTGGACGAATATAAGTACTAAAAGAGAAGTCAACAGGTTCTAATGCAGTATTGAAGTTACGTTGACCACGGTTAGGTGTTCCACCAGCTTCATTTAATGTAATAGTTTCTGTTGTTGTGTTCTGAGTAAAACTTAAACCATCCAATACTTGAATTTCAAATGTATCAGTAGTAGTCATGTCTGGGCCAGCTCCGGCACCAGTTGATACCACACCAAAAGAGTCAACTTTAGTGGTAAAGAATACTCTGGCGTTACGAATTAAATTAAATGCCATTTCATTTCCTTTTTGTTAATGCTTTAGTACATAAACTAGACATTTATCTGTTATTAGCACTTTAGCACGGTTGCTTACATGACCTGATATCGGACTTGTAAATTAATTTCACCGATTGCATAAGGATGTAATAAACCCTCGTCGGTAGTTATACTTTGAATCAAAATTTCTGTTGTTTCAAAGTTGTTTCTAATATCTGGATCGTACTTTAGTTGACGATTTGCGTCTACACAAGTTTCTATGTCTTGCAGTAGCTTTTCAAGCTGCTGTTGACTATCATCGCCTTTGCAGTATACTTTAACAGATATTCCAAGGTAACCCCAAATAAAGTCACCTGGCTGATATTCTCTTTGTTCTGAACCAGGTGTTATATAAACACTTGGGAAGTCATTAACTTCATCCCAAAATTTAAGTTTAGGATAAGCGTTATTAAATAGGTTAGTGGTATATGGTGCTTGACCATTAATTGTGTTAAGTTTTGCGGCTAGTGCGGTAACTATTGATGTTCTGCGGCTCATACTGATACTGCCCTTAATTGGTTTGCTACCTGCTGAGCAGCAATTTCTCGGATTGACCCACTTATTAATAGCTTGGGGTCTCGCGATTTAGGATTCTGCTGACGACCGCCTTCACTAAAAGTTGCGTAAGGGTTTTTCATATAACTATAAAAAGCAGTTATCATACCATTACGAGACTCGGATAGCTTAATAACTTCGGCGCTACCTGCAAATCTGCCAGTTCTGTAATTTAAAATATTCTTGCTAGTACCGTCACCCATATTTGCACTAACAACGTCTTGTAGTTGTCTGTTGATTAGTAGCAGTAAAGAATCTAAGTTAACCCTACTTGAGGCTAATCCAACACCGTCTTTTCTTAAAGCGGGACCTTTTTTATTAACTACAGTAACAGATTTACGAGATTTTTTAACTGGCGTTGATTTATTTAGTAAAGTAGTTGATTTTTTAGTACTAGGTGCTTTTTTACCTTTAAGTGCAGACACTACAAGAGTAGTAATATCATCAATAGTACTGGGCGAAGATTTAACTTTTAGTAACATATTTACTAAAGCTTGCATTGAATTTACGCCCAATGCCTTAAGTAAATTATTTCTTGATACCGCCTCTGTAAAACTCCACTTTTTCTCTAAACTACCTAATTCTTCTTGATTTTCACGACGGTTTTGAACAGCAACAGTTTGAAAAATTCCAGAAGTTATTACCATTTGCAAAACATTAGGATCACCTTTAGTTAGGTCTCCCTTATGTAGTTTAATAACTGTTTTTTCTTGTCCAGTTTGCTGTAAAAAGTCTCTAACTACTACT